TTATAGTACATTGTCTTTTGTATATCTGACTTCCAGAGATTCAATATCTGGAAGTAATTTCTCATGATAAATATCATTTCCACCAGCCTTTTCATAAAGCTTTCCCATCTCTAGGAATGTCTTTAATCCATCCGGTGTGATGTACCCTTGTGCCATAAAGTCTCTATGCATTCTCCAGAGAGAACTTCTAAATGATGCTACAGTACACTCATCTTGATTAGTTATAAAGTTCTGCATCAAAGTTGTAAGATCAGTAAGCTGTGTGCTCAGAGTATTTTGATTTGTTCTCAGATCATCTCTGATATTAATGGACTGGTCATGATAATTATGTTGAGACTGCTCAAAATCAGCAATTTTCTGTTCCATATCAGACAACTTCTTCTCTAAAGCTTTCTTCTGTAGAGATGCTTTTGTTTCGAGACCAAGAACATCAAGAAGTTTCTCCCATCCAGCTTTTAAAGCTATAACAAGCATTGCACAAAGAAGTAAAGATATGATCACATTGATCTCACCAAACTCATGGATTTTCTGTATCTGTTCAATACCCATGACGTACCTCCTTATGCCTTAATGATATATTTGGCTGATACATAGCCAACATATTCATTTTTAGTAATTGATACTTTGTACCATCTGTTACCTTTAGTATCTTTTGTAACTCCGAGGACATTAACAAGATCGTCTTTATTTAACATCGGATACTCTGGAAGTAATGGATGTTCAGTACCGGGTTTTTTGCGAACATTCAATTTACTTGCAGTTACTTTTCCTACAAATGGATATTTTTTTGTAGTTGTTGCAGCAGGAGTATTAGGATTTTTAATGTTAGATTTTTCTACATACCCTATATATTTTGCAGCGATACGAACCTGATATCTTGTACCAGATTCACCGATGATATCCACAAGATTACCTGCATTAAGTTTAGGATATGTACTTAGCTTAGAAGCTCCTGTAGCGTCTGAGAATACATCTGTTCCATTAGCTGTACAAGAACCTACCCATGCAGTATAAGATGGCTGTACAGGTGCAGTAGATGTTAAAATAGATGTGACAATAGAATAGTCTGGACGACAAAACTTTGTTCCAGGGAGATTTGAATTATAATAACTCTTAGCATAAACTCCACCACCATTTGGAACAATAGAAGAGCCTCCTGAAGTGTTACCTTCAATAGTATAAAATTTATCTCCTTCGACTTTTGTTACTAATCCAGTATGAGCAAATGTACCATTACGATAGAAGATTACAATGTCTCCTCGCTGTGGATTTGCATACTTTGTGAAGAGATTTCCAAGAGTAGGACAGTATACATAAGGCCAATGTTTAAGGAGTTTTTTAGCTACATCAAGACCGAATGTTTTCATCATGCACCAACTCACAAACGCTGCACACCAAGCCTGTGCCTGATACTGAGGATATACGTCTCTCCAGTATTTAGTGTAGTTATTGTAACCTGCATTTGCAGTTTTATCATCAAGCTGAGAATTAGATTTCTTCTCTAAATATCCAACCTCATTTTCAGCGCAAGCAATAAGAGCATCAATAGCTTTATCTTTATTCATAGTATCACTTCCTTGTGTAGTTGTTGGTTTGGGAGAGTCTGTAGAAGTAGTAGAAGATTTAGAATAGTCTTTATAGAATACACTTCGATCGGTTTTTGTTGGAATACCGGGAATGGTTGCCTTACTAGAGTATTGCCATCCAATAACACCAGAAGAAGCAGGAACTCTTAATCTTTCCTGTAATTCACCGGTATCATTATTAGGATATCGGGCAACCCAGCAATCGTACTTTTTAGCACCTTCTGGTAGTTGATACTGATACCAAGAATAACCACAGTAAATACCAAATTTATATCCAGCTTTGATAATAATAGCTCTAAACGCTTCAATCATTTTCATCATTAAACTGTCAGATAAATTCTCCTGACATTTATCCTCTATATCAAGAAACACTGGATAATCCAGTTTTCTTTTATTCAATGTTTTAATAACTACATTTGCTTCATCTTCAATCTGAGCAATAGTAGTAGCATAGCTGTATTTATAGACTCCAACAGGAATCTTATTCTCAATGCAGTCTTTGTAGTTTGATTCGAATGTGCTATCAACAATATTCCCTTTTTCTGTGATTCTTAGGATAGCGAAGCCCATTCCATAATTAGCAACAGTTTTCCAGTCGATTTTTCCATTCCATCTGGAAACATCAATTCCTTTAATTTCTGCCATAATATCACCTCATTTTTCTATAAAAATAAAGAGCCTTGTTATCACACAAGACTCTCATAATTTGCTTTATGTTATGAAATCTATCTTTCATTTACCAATTATTTCCATATTTACCAATCGTTTACTAATGAATCTGCTTTATATTGTATGTATAATTTCCATACCATGACTAGAAAGGAGGTGGAAAACAATGGCATTATATGAGATTAAAAACTACATCAAATTACTCTGTATAAGAATTGACCATATCGAAAGTTATGTAGTAGATGAACTCAACACTTCTGATGAAAAAGAAATAAATGACTTTATTAAAATGTATAAACATCGAAAAGGTCTAAAGATTCTTATATTCGAAATGTCAGATGATGTACATATTATCACATATGAACAAATGCAAAGTTTCATACATACGTTACATGTGTTTGATTACATCAGGCAAATCATTGAAAATGAAACGAATAAGTTCGTAGTCGTCAACAATGATGATACATCACTTGATGTACTTCAAACGGATTCATATTTGCACAAATTGTTAGATTTGGGTAAATAAGATTTAGAGGTGAGAGAGTAGTAATTACTTTCTCACTTTAAGATAGATAGAAATATTATTTATTTTGTGTATCTTCTGTTATATCAGATTTAGAATTCTCAGTGATGTGATTTTCTTCAACTTTTTTCGTTACCGTCCCATCCTCATTCAGCACATAGCCATCCTTTTGAAGTCTTTCAATTACCTTTGCATTCCATAACTCAGGAACATCTGTCCATTTTTTTAATCCATTAATAACTCTTTCCTCATAAAATTTAACCATTGTTTTTTTCACCTCCAATTGTCGAAACTAATGTAGCAAGTTCGTCAAGTGCTGAATCATGTGTTGATACAAGTTCAGCCAGACCGTCAATACCATCACCATTAATTAGAATTTTACGATTAGATTCTGCATTAAGTGTCTGCATTACCAAGTCTAACTTCTCAGACATCTCATTTAGCCTGTTTGAAACTCGATTGATGGCTTTGTAAATATTTGCAATTTCCTTTTTATCCATATACACCTCCTGTTCTTAGCCATTCAGCTATAAATAATTCATTAATTTACTTTCCCGATTGTCTGATACTGTTCATGAATATTCAGTTTCTTTTGACTTGATGGGAAAATTGTGTTTGCCGCAAATCCTTTTAACCGCCTTACGGCGGTAGATGGGATTTGTTAAGATTTTAGATGCATAAGCAGGGGGCAACACCATAAGTGCTGCTGGCATTATCGTAGCTCATACTCCCGTCTATGCTTACAACGCAGAAGCAATTGCTGTTGTTGGAGCGAGGCGAACGCTCCCAATAGCAGCCAGATGCGTAACCACTGCTATAACGTGGTTTCTTATAATTATTAGCAGTCGCATTCTTAAAATACTGATACTGCTTTCCCTCTCCTGCGAAAGAATATCTTGTACTGTCAAAAACTTCAATTTCAGACGGTAAGAACGCATAGTCATTTGAAGTATTAATCGTACTACCTGCTGATGTCAGTTTCTTAACCTGTTTCATCATGTTCTGAATATAAGCAGGCAAGCATTGCTTGTACACATTATTACACCACGTACGCCTTGCACATCCTTCCCAACCACCACTATTCGTGTTTGAGCTATTCATATATCCACATTCATGTGGCGCATTATAAGAACTGTTATATTCTGTCGTAGTGTCCAAATACAGCATACGTTCTGTCTGAATTGTAATAGCAGCTTTGGTCTTGCCATTAATAGCAGTCACTAAGTCATCATGCTCAATTCCGATAATTACATAATCGTAATCATTTGCTTTGTGTGACTCACTTACGCCCGTTGCATCCATGGCATTATGATGAATTGTTCTCTTGTCACCAATTGCCCAATAGTCACCAATGTTGATTTTTCCAGCATAATGTGCTTCAATCATCTTTTCAATCTCTGCGTCTGTTCCGTCGGCAAATGTGACAATCTTTAGATCCTCTTCTGGTTCGCCGAGAAGTCTGTTTCCTGCATCGTAGTTGTATACACCATCAGTGTTGTATGGGAACAGTGTGAAGTAATATTTTTTACCGTTTGTCAGCCCTGTGACGGTATAGCCTGTTGTTTTGTATTTATCTCTCGTTGTATTATCAGCCACAAGCGTTCCGTCATTTGGATTTGCGGGATAGCCCGTTTCTTTCATTACGAGTTTTGTACCAGCCCAAGTAGAGAATGTTGAACCACTGATTACCGTATTCTCTGGGTCTTGCCATTTAATTGTGACTGATGCGTCTGCGTTCTCGATTGTTGGGTTGTTTACGGGCTTGGGAGTAACGGTCATACCGCCTTTTGCTCTTAAAATTCCAGTTTCATCTACAAATGTAGTTTTCCCATCAGGTTTAATACCACCTAATGTTGTTGTTGTAGCGATAGGAATAGAGCCAATTTCAACTATACATTGTGAACCTTTACATATTCCTAATTCACCAACATAATAATATGTATCTGAATTTAAAGTCCCATTTGCTTTTTTGGTTTCATATTCGCCTTTTGTTAAATAGACAGGATTCACAACTCCAAGTTCTGAAAGCGTAACATCTGATGTACCATCAAAAGATACATTTCCAATTTTTCTTGCAACTTCAAGTTTAACTGCTGAATTTGCTGGACCACCTTCTGTAGATGATCCTGCATACTTATGTGTATGATTTGTAATTAGTTGTTTCACATTAGTCACTAATTCTTTTACACCATTTATATCTAAAAGTTGATCCTTCTGTTTATCATTCATGTGTTATTTCCTCCTAAAATAAACTTGTAATCAACTCTACTGGAATAATTTCATAAGCTTTTTCATTAGCTTTTAAAACTAATACATCATTTTCTAAAATGTCAATTCTACTAACCGCAGATTCAAATAATTCAGTTTTGACATACGCTGATAAGTCAGGATTAATTATTGAATTAGATACATACTCCGCAATATAATGGACTAAATCTGTGGATTCTGCCGTAGGTGGGAGAGTACCAATAAGAAGTTTTAGATTGTCAATATCATTTTTGTTTACATTAATTTGATTGCCAAGTTCTGTTGATTCAGTTACATGAAGATCAATCCAATCCGAAATCCTTTTTAATGTGTTTCGATTTTCTGGTGCATTATCAATAATTTTATTTACTTTATCAGTCACAATCTTTTTTACAGAACCATCACTTGTTCCATTTAGTACGTTTATTGCTTGCGTATTAGCATGAATCTTATTAATTATTTCAGTATCGTCATATATATTATCGTGAATAGCTTCTTGTATATAAGAAACTACATCTTTCGCTTGTGAACTTTCTGGGATATTGCCAACATATCCTAGAATTTCTATTTTAACTTTTGTTAAAGATTCTTCAAAATCAGAAGTTGAATCTTCGTCTTTTATATCATATAGATTTATCCAACGAAAATCAGTAATATCTGTATTAGCAGGTATATCCGCAGATGCAATATATCCACTTGTCGTTTTGCCAACTTTTACTTTAACAATATCAAGTTTTTCATATTTTAAACTTTTATCCCATTCACCTTTAGGAGTCATGAGAACTTTTCCAAGAGTTTTTACTACCATCATTTATCCTCCTGTATCTGATACAAATATCCATCTTTAATATAGAATGATGAAGATGTTGTTTCCAACGTACCTTTTTTGAAATTGATCCAGATTTCTTCTTGAATATCTTCATCTACTTCAATAAGGTCAATCACATTCTCATTTTCATCTTGTAAACATTCAAATGAAATTGTGATTTCGGCAGGAGAATCATTAGATGAAAAATTAATTTCTAACTCACGATTTGGTATGCACTTGTAAGCAATCAATTGCATTACAATACTATCTCCACATTCTGATTTATTTAAAGTAAACATTTTGATAGAATAAGTACGGACTTCATCATTATTATTAAATGTAATCCGTTTCACTCCATCTTGTTTACTTTCTAAATAACAAACAGAATATGATTTACCTAATTCAATATCTGTGGATAAAAATTTTTTATCATGATAATTTCCACCAATCTCTGATATATCATCATTACTATATACAAATACAGTACCTAAAATGGGTTGATATGATAATTCAAGATACCCATTTTCTTTTGCAATTATATCTTCGTGTCTTGCAATAATTGCGTCAGTAAACATTTTCTCACCGTTTAAAAGAGTAAATATTTCAAATGGATGAACTTGAAAACTAAGTTCTAATGTGCCATTACCAGGTGCGGTATATTGGATAAATTTATCACCATTAATTCTTGCGTATATAGAATCAGAAGTAAAATCATGTGTTGTTGTATTGCAATAGTCGATAAACATAACGGGAACGTTTGTATAGTAATCTCGAATATCTACATCACAACATTCTCGATTGGAAAAATTTTCCATATTTATTACCTCACATTATTTTTAGTTGTATCTTCCTTTTCATTCTGTTTAATAATATCCCTCAATGTTGGGAGAGCATTATCAATCTGTTCGTCAATCCATTTGATTAATTCGTCTTGGTTCACAACTTTTGCAAGAATTGGATATTCTTTATAAATTTCACTAATTACCTCACTACGTTTAATACTTCCTGCTTTTTCCCATTCGGCATAATCTTTTTCCGCTTGAGTAATTAACTTTAAAATATTTTCTGAAATCTGTTTTTTAGCGATTTCAATTTTTTTCTCTGTGGAAAGTTTTGAATATAATTCAATTTTTTTCCATAGTGCTAATAAAAGTCCAACAATAACTAAAATAGAAGTCCAATTATCATTGATTAATTGTAGGAAGTTTTGAATACCATTTAAAATGTTCATTGTGAATCCTCCTTACATGCTTGTTAAAAAATAAGGCTACCTCACAATAGTAAGATAGCCTTATGATATGTTTAATTATTCTGTTGTAACTGTGAATAGAGCTTTAATAGACTCACTTGGGATAGCTTCATATCCTTCACCAACAAGTCCTTGAAGAGCGGTAATATCACTTGTGTTTTTAGCAATTTTTGGCTTCTCAGTAGCAAGATCTTTTTCTACAGCAGTAATTTTACCTTCTGCTGTATCCATTCTGCCTTTAACAGCAGTAATATCTTCTGCATTTTTTGTATCAGCAGCTTCTAATGTAGGTAATTTCTTTTCAAGAACGTCAATTCTACCTACAGCAGCTGTCAGATCTTCGGCTTTTGCATACTGAGAAAGATCAGAATCAGCAAGAGCTTTAGATACATATTCTGCAATATAACCTACGATATCTTTAGATGTAGCAGATTCTGGAAGAGCACCGATAAGAGTTTTCAGCTTTGTGATATCCTCTTTATTTGTTTTAATCTGAGAATTCATTGTGGCAGCATCAGATGCATGGCTAGAAATCCAATCAGAAATCTCTTTCAGTGTATCGTATGCTTCTGGAGCATCTGCGACGATTTTAGCGACTGCATCTGCAACAGCTTTCTTTACTGATCCGTCACCAGTACCATTCAGCGTTCCAATAGCTGCTGTATTAGCTGCAACGCTTGCTTTTAATGCAGAATCGTCATATTTACCAGCAGTAGCTGCTTCTTTGATATAATTAACTACATCTTTAGCTTTTGCATCAGCAGGAATAGTACCAACATAAGACATTACTTCTGTTTTTGCTGTGTTAGCAGCACCAGCAGCATCGAAATCTGCAACAGTCTTTCCAGAATCTACCAGATTACCATTTTCATCTAATCCTGCAAGATGACCTTTTACTGCACCTTTTACTTTGTCAGCTTTTCCTGTTGGCTGAGGAATAGTAATAGTAAATGCTGCTTCATCAATAGTTACTGGAGCAGTTTTTGTGTAGAAATAAAGTGTGTATCCGTCTTCTGACTGAGATACTGTTTTAATTGAGTTTTTGACAGCCTCACTGATTTTAGAGTCGATCTGTACGTTATGCAGATTTAAAAACTCCTGAAGATTAGAAAGTGTAGCGAACTGTAATTTTGCCATAATTAGTTTCCTCCTTGAAATATATTTGTTAAATCTTCGGAATCAATACCTCCGAGTTTTCGGTCTAAAGCAGAGTCAATATGTTCATCTAAAACATCCAGAACAGTTTCTTCAATGATATTTGAAACATATTCTTTTACAGAATCAGCACTTGCAAAATTCTGTTCATTAATCCAGCTTTCAGTGACATAACGATCAGTCGTATATTCACCATCTTGCTGAATGAAATACAATGTAATAGATTTTCCTTGCATTTTTGTGATTGTTGTGCTGGAAGTATCAGCATCATGAGATACAAGATACAGAACATCGTCTGCAGAAGATTGAACAGTAGTATTGTTTCCGCCAATGATACATTGGCCTTTTACTTTATAAATACCATCATCGAGTGATGATATCTTCACAGGAACAGTAAGTGTACCTATAAGATTTACAATAGGTACGTCAAATAATTTGTTATAAGATAAGCTATTGATATAGTCTACAACAGTGGAGTTATCTTCAAGATTACCGATTATATTATCTAAAAGAGTAGAAAGCTCAGAAGATTTGACATAATTATCCAATCCGATTGTTTTCTTGACCTCTTCAATAATATGATCTTTATCTTCATCAGTCATAGATATGTCATAAGAGAAAAGCAGTTTATCTCCAGAGAAAAACATAAGATTTGATCCGATGCATTTTACATCTGTAATCTGTTTATCTCCTTTGACATATTCTAATGTGTTGTCGATGGTCACCCACGCTATACTCTTACTGTCTTGGATGTAACAAAGTCCTGGGTATTTTAGCACCCCTCTTTGTAAAGCCTTTTCTGCAATTTGCTTAGTTGATGCAGAATACCAGGTTGGAATTAACGCCATGCTGTGATCACCTCTTCAATTTGTCATATTCATATTTTGAAATTTCTTTTATTGCATAAATGTCATTATCAGGCGGAAAATTATAGAGACCTTCAATGTGCCATCCATATTTTCCGTCTGAACTTAAAATAGCCTGTGCTTCTGTGATATCACATAGAAGCAACAGACTATGCTTCTCCTGATATTTGATATACAGGATATGATTAAGGACATCTACGACTTCATCATTTTTGATTACTTTATAATACATGTGATATCCTCCTTATAAGATGGGAATGGTTACCCCTCACTTGAAATTGAGAACATAAGTAAGATTCCAGAATTCTGTCCTGGATAAGAGAACCCATATGTTCCACCGGCTTCATTGACTGTATACAGCCAGTTTGCAACTGTAGCATTTGGAGATCTGGTCCAGTAAGATTTATACTCCGTAGGAGTAGAAGAATTTGCTTTCTTTCTGGTATCATCATCTGTGAAATAAGCAATAGGAGCATTTGTTTCAGAAATATATGGTTCAGAAGTAGCAGTAGGATCAATTTCGTACAGAGATGGAACATAGAATCTGCAATTAGATACGGATGTATCATTTGATTTATTACCAATAGAAGAGTATACTTTTACAGGTTTGATCAGAGCTTTCCATAAAGGAGAAATAGCTTTAAGCAAACGTGTATTCAGCCATGTGTTCAGAGAAGATTCAGCCCATCCACCTGCATTTGTGCTCTTATTATTATAAGGCTTTTCAGTACCTAACAGGTTTGAAGCAACAAATGTAATGTTAGCTCTCTTTGAAGCAACGTCAGACAGATAATATCCTTTAAACTTAGCCACTTCCATAGGGATTATTTCGTGGATCCATGCAGCAATATCCATACATTGTTCTTCACCAAGATCTGCGTACCAGACTTTAGCCCAATGTACAGTGCCTTTTGCAAAGTTTTCATATGCTCCGTCGTCAGCTTTAGAACATCCAAATACGAGAGTGGAACTATGCTCTGGAATCCTAATCGCATTCAGAGTAGTAGAAGACACTTCTTTCCCAGTCATGTTTGAATTGTATACATAAAGCTTCTGACTTCCAGCTTCATGACGGAATACAATAATCTCTCGATTTGTTCCAGCAGATGGAGTTATACTATCAGTATTCCATGAGAAACGAGGTTCCTGAGAATACCAAAGTCTGAATCCATTTGAACCATCACCCTGAAAACACTGAGCAAGAGTGGAGTTTACACTATTTCCTGAATCAAATTCAAAGTCAATAGCAATCGTAAAGTCTCTGTCTTTTTCCATGATCTTTAATCCGGTGTCAATATAGTTTGTTCCATCAAATTTAGTCGCAGTTGAAATAACTTCATGCTCTTCAATGTCGCCATAGCTATAATCAACACCAAGTTTGAAATCTAATGTATCTTTTAATGATAATGATTTTGCTTCAAGTCCCATTTTCATAAGAGTATAAAGCTCAACCTGTGTCATATTGGCCAGATCCTTACCATCAAAATATCCATCTACATATTCGCAGGTTTCATATACTGCATTGATCGTTTTATTTCCATCGACAAATCCTGACTTATCCCATCCTTTAAACAGATTGTACTTATAAGCAGATTCCTCAGCAGTATATACAGGAGTATCACCTGTATATTTTACATAAGAACCATACTGGGCAGTAGATTCTTGAAGAGATAATCCTTTAGAAACATATTTTACAGTATATTCACGGATTTTACTGTCATATATAGCAGTAATAGTTCTGTCAGCAAAGATTCCTGTCATTGAACCTTCCCATCCTTTGAAGGTATAATCAAGCTTAATTGTGCTTTTCTTTGTAGGAATAGGAATCGGATTAACTTCTCTTGTAGTAGGATCAACAGCGTTTCCACCTTTATCTACGTACTGGATATCAAGGATAGTATTACTTTCATCATCATTTATAAATGTAACTTTGAATTGAGTAATGATTGAATCGTAAGTAAGAACAAGGTCTGTCCAGATTCCAGGTTCATCTTCAGAACCAACAAATTCTTTATATTCCTGCTGTCTGACTACAGGAACATGAACAGATCCAGTAAGAATTGACTGCTCAGTAGTAGCGCCATTATCATCAATACCGGCAAGTTTTGATAATTTCAGAAGAAGCGTAGTATCATCAAGATTCCATGAGATACCAGTAATTGTTACGGTACGAAGAGTATTAATAGCAGCATTTAAGATAGCAAGAGCATCTACGATAGAATTCTGACATACAAATGTCTGTAAATTATCGTATCCTGCAACCTTAAGATCAGTTAAGTCTTTGAGGTTCTTGAGTGTAAGAGTGTTGATAGAAGATGGGAGAGAAGCATGAGCAATCTTACCATGATTAGCAAATAATACAGATGTTACAATAGTTCCATCAGCATAAAGATTAATAAGATTTTCACATGCAGACAGGTTAACAGATCCTGTAAGATTTGGACAATTACGAATATCCAAAGTTTCAAGAAGAGTATTATTACCCATATTAAGAGATGTCATAAAAGTATTCTGATATCCAGCTGTATTATTACCAATGATAAGAGTTTTCAGCTTAGAAGCCTTTGAGAAATCATTATCATGAATATAACAAGCAGAGAGGTCATTTAGTGCCTCAATTCTTGATGCAGCATAGATAAGAATAGCTGTATCATCCATATTTGTTAAGTCCGTAGTAATCTGATATTCTTGTCCGGCTTTTGCACGTACCTGAGTAGTTTCTGGTGAATTACCATAAAGTACAGAAATATACATATCAGAATAAGGAATGATCTTCAGAGTATAATCTGGTTTAACTACAACTTTCTTAGGAGTATTACATCTGAACATAATCTGATCAGACTTTACATCTGTATGTAAGAATTTCGTTCCCATATAAATATGCTGGTCACGTTCCCATTGTCTGAGATGATATTTTCCACGTCCATTCATCATCTCATTAAGGAATCTTACTGTTCCAGCACGATATGTTCTCAGATATAATCTTTCATAGTGGATTCTCCAAAGTTCTTCTGGGAACTGGCTCTGCCAAGCCTCATACTCATTAATTAAATGAGAATCAGACCAACAGTTAGAGTCTACAGACTGATACATATTTCTTAATTCTTGTGTAAATACATCACGTATTCTACACCACAATACAGATTCAGCAGCATTGAAAACATAACCAGATGAAGGATTTCCTTCTTCTTTATAGTCAGTATCTTCCTTACCATATGGGAATGACAGCTCACCTGAATTATTAATACCAAGCTGAGTGTCCATATCATATGCCCATAGATCAAATCTATAACCATTATGCAGAGCAGCCGCATCATCATCTATAGTATAATATTTAGCTTTATCACCCATAGTTGTAGCTTCTTCCTGAGTGATATAATGTTTTGCCCAATGCGGGAAAACATTCTTGGCTCTATTGTCAATCATACTATATCTGAGTGTAACTAAATAGAAATAGAGCATTGCATCCTGAATACACCAATCTTTCAAGCCATCTTTAAATTCTTTATCACTAGACGTAATTACAAACTCATAGAAGTCTCTCCAAATCTGTTTGTTATCTGTACGTATTTTCTTTTTTGCTTCATCAGAAGTAAGAGCAGAACCATCCTTAGAATCGCCGCAACAATCATATCTGAATTCAAATGATCCATCCCAGTTATTATACAGAGCATCATATGCTGTATTACCAGTTTTCCATTCAGCTTTACTGATAGGATATTTCATAGTTCCATCTTGGTTTGTTATACCGGTCTGGAATGCAGAGTTTGGAAGAGTATTGTCACTGATTTCAATACAGAATTCTTTCATATCCTCTGGATCATAAGCTCTTGTAATATCAGTCTTCTTTGAATCTCCCATATTACCGAGAGAGTAGAAGTGCCAGTCTGTATCCTGAAATTCTCTATGAGTAGTAATATCAGGATCAGATTCTTTAATAAAGATTACACAGTTGACAAATTCCATAGAGTTTTTAACTTTAGGATCTCTACGTACCGCAGGACTTTCATATGGTAAAAAGTCGTTGAATCTCTTCTGTCCTAATGCATTAGTTGCCATATTTGAAGATGCTACATTTACTTTAAAATTCCACCAATTATTTGGAACAGAGTTTCTTGTAAGACTAATCTTACCAGTTCCGTCCTCATATTTTGTGCCATCACCAAGAACTAACTCTGTTTTATAGTTAGGATCAAGAGGAATCTTACTATTGATCTGATGTACACCATCCGCACAACAAATAACATCAATATTTCTGGCAGCAAAACCATATTCATTACTTGTAGTTCCCTGTCCGGCGTGGAAACAGTTAATAAATTTCCAGTTATCTAATTTAGGATCCCCATTCTTATAAATACATTCCATAGAAGTATTTTTAACAAAATCCTTCTTGTCATTTGTGAAATGCGGCGCTTCAATTTTGATTACTCTTAGATTCGGGCAAGCATTAGCTACAGAATCTGGAGTAAGAGCATTGTTGTCATTGTAGATCTGGTTTCTATTATATCTTGCAATCATTTCATCTGAATCTCTGGCATCTGCAATAAAGTTAGCAAGAATGTCAGAATCTGTGAGAGAAGCAGAATAAGCTTTCATTCTATAAATCAACACATCACAATCCGGAGAACCGATAGTAATCGGAACAGGAGAATACTGGTGCAGTCTATGAGAATTATCATAAATAAGAGGTCTTCCTCCAACTCCGTCTTCATAAGTCATAATGATAGAAGTTGCAGATGTGTCTTTTGTATCAATTGTATTGATATTATATTCAAATTCAATAATATCCTCTTCGCTATATGGAAAATATAAGCTGTCAGTAGAAGTGTTCACGTATGCTTCATGAACATCCATTTTAATACCTACGTCAGAGCCTTCAGTACCATCAATACATGATAAGAAAGTAGCAGAAGCATTGCGAACATTCTGAGTCTTAAATACAAATTTGAATTCAGAACCAGTCTGTTTCGGGTCTTTTCCGAAGAGATTATAATTAATCTGAGCAGTTGTTCCAGCTTTTACACAGAAATACTGGTTTCCAGAAGCATCAATCTGGTATCCACCATTATCCCAGTCAAAGTTATCTGATACTGAAAGAGTAATAGCAGAGTTATTTTTATCGGTCCAGAGTCTGTCGGTATCTCCATTGGATTTTCCAACAGGGTTAAAATCAAATGCTAAGTTGGCTATGATTGGTTCAACATCAATATCAAGTTTAGTGATATTAACTGATAAAATCTTAGTCACTTTACGACATGAGATGGTCAGGTTATGTTTTCCTTCAGTGGATGACTTATAACTCCAGATTTGAGCAGAACGATTTACAGAAAGAGTGCTCTGTACTTTACCATCAATTGATAGTTTTACAGAGGCTGGATTGTGATCAGGATCATATACAACATATTTAATACTTGTTGCCTGATACTGTTGTGCTGTAAATTCCTGTTGAGCACATCCAATAATAGGAGTTCTATTTGTAGGATCAACACAAATGATATCCTTACAAATAGTATTTGAGGTTATTTCTTTATTGTTAATTGTCGCAGTCATATATACTTTGAGTAAATGGCTGCCATGTTCCTGTTTAGGAATATTATAAGACATAATTCTGCCGGAGGACTGAGTTTCAACAGTGCCTAAGTCTTTTCCATCAAGAATAAAATGAAGAGTCTTATTGACATTTCCGTAAGGTGTATACCTAAATACTACATCTGTATTTGTATATAACAAAGTATCATCAAATGTGCTTTCAAGTTTGAATTCTACAATAGTAACAGTCCATGTCTTAGTGGCAAGTGTCCCAAAACTGTCGGTAATAGTTAATCTAATAGTATTTGCACCGACATTAAGATATTCAGTGATATCAAAACTATTGTTTCCTTGCGCAGCCGTATTCGTAGCTACAATAGTATTACCAACTTTCCACACAGCAGTACCGGCTCCAGTTGTATCACCAGTATTATCTACAGATGAAAAACTATATTCAATAATTGCTTTTGAACCAAGTAAGAAAATAGCATCTGCATTTGTGATTCTTTCAATAGTAATAGTAGTAGTATCTGAGGAAGATCCTCCACCACCTTCAATTTTAAAGCTTTTCTGGATTTCTCCATCCTTTAAAAATGTAAAAATACTATTTTCGTATGTAACATCGTACTCGGCAGCCGCAGGATTTTTCTTGATTTCTTCAATGGCGGCTTTAACATCTGTAATATCTGTATTAATTCCTTCAAACTGAGTATCATAAGAAGTCATATTTTGTTTCAAGATATCTACAGCATTTTTGGCCTCATCAGATTTTGTAGTAGCACTTTCTACTTTCTTCTCAATGTTTGAAATAGTAGTTTTTATCTCTGAGACAGCAGTAGTATTGGCATTTACATTCTTTTCGATTTCAGTTTTAGCTGTTTCAAGTGGACCAATTCGATTAGAGATTACTGTATCTTTCTCGTCCATTTCTGCTTCAAGTTCCTGCTTCAATGCAGCTCTCCACTCAGCAGATGGCTCAATAGAACTAAGTTCTACAGTCTGAATAATAGTTTCTCCATCTTTGAATACTAATGAACCTTTTCCATTGACAACAGAATACTTAACTATAAGGTTTGCAAGACTGTTAATAGTAATAGGTTCTCCAATAGGTTCCGTTCCATCTTTAAACACTAAATTTCCAGTTGTGTTGTCATATTCAACTTTTAAGTTCTTCAAACTGTCAATACCAGAAATAGCAGTGTTTAATTCTTTGACTTTTGTATCAACTTCTGTTTTTGTATAATATGCTTTCAGAGATTCAGTTACTGTTCCATTAAGATCATTCATAACAGATGTTTTTACATCTGCTTTTATATCATCTACATTAATAGAAGCAGCGGAAGCTTTTGCTTCATCTGCGTATTGTTTTGCTTCGGCTACATGACCAAGAATCATATTTACAAAACTTGTATACCAATCTTCAGAAGGTTCAATGATTCCATCATAATTTAATCCTTGAAGAACAGTAAACTGACCATTTGGTCTGGTTCTCCAAATATAATTGTTTCCTTTTTCATTTACGCCAGTAGCCATAATTTCAAAAATTATATCTCCGGCATTTGCTGTAACAGCAGCATCAATCAACCAACCAAATCGAATATAAGTATTATTGGAAGCTACATTGATAACTGTCGCTACTTTACCCTTTTTCTCAGCTACAGATTCATACCTTATCTGGATGAGCATATCCATAAGATCCATACCATCCCAATATCTTGGAATCCTAAATGGCATATACTGGCTGTTTTCTTCCTGCATGATATTAATCTGTGTAGCATCAACGGCAATATTTTTTAAGTTATCCACTGTTGAATATGCATTGTCTTGATATTTGGTATATACTTCATAACGACCATCAGTACATAATGTATATTCCTCAGTGTCTACGGCTAACTCAGCACTCAAAGTCATTGCCGAATTAGCCGCAGCAGCAATTTTAGAATCTTTAAATGACATATCATGACTCCTTTACTTTAATAATTTATCCAGGTCAACAACCTGATCAAGATGGACAACTCCATCCTGTGTTCCATCAGGATCTTTACCTGTCATATCTTCGGCTACCATAGCAGAAAGATTTTTTACAACGATACCATCTCCGGTGTCATCACCGTTTCTGTCTGTCAGCGTAATCTTTCTTCCATCTGTATCCAGACGAATATCTTTTACCATACCTTCATAAGCAGCTTTGTTCTGAGCATCTAAATCTTTAATCATTCCTTCCATAACAAGAAGTCTCTGATCAATTTCAGTAAACATTTCTGAAGGTTCATATTTATCAAATTGTACAAGTGGAGTGATATGGATAACACCTGATGTGGTCTTGCGAATATAAGAAGTGTAAGATTTGTCTTCATTTGCAATCAGTTTTAAAAATGTGAAAGATACTTCAATATCACCAGCTTCAGCAGTAAGTCCGGCATCAACGGGAATTAAATACTGGATATAATTCTGTTCATATGCAAGATCATTCGGAATCAGCTGTGTCATTTTGATTTTATTTGATATCGGAAGCTTATATTTCATATAAACAGTAGTATCAGTCATATCAATCTGTTCTCTGTATAGTTTGCTTGTCACAATCTGAATCTTATCTACATAGTTACTTCTTTCCACAATTGATTCTTTGACTGTTGTTACAACAGTATTTTCATCTGTAATTTTTAGTGTATACATAACTGCCTCCTTCCTTATTTAGTCTGAGTTTTTTCTAAAGCTTCAATTCTAGTCTGTAGTGACTTAATAGTTTCCTGCAGTGTTGTGACTGATAAATTCGCATTATCAGCACTTTTCTTGATCTCAGCAGTATTCTGAGTCAAAGTAGTAATATTGTTCTGTATTGTTTCGATATTATTGGTCATGCTAAGTAATGATGTATTGATCTGTTCAATTGAAGTGTTAGAAGAAGAATCTGCAGGCTGCAGATCAGAGATAGATTTCTGTACTGCAGTCATAGATTCTTTCAATTTATCCACATCAGCTCCCAGCTGAGTAAGTTTTCTTCCAACAACAAGGGCATCAGCGAATGCACCCTGTTTAGATAATGTCATATCTGATTCAGGGAGATTAGCCAGATAATTGTAATCATACTTAACAACACCAACAGAGGTTTGAATTCCCTGAATATATGTTGCCATTATTACTCACCTTTTTCTACAAATTCATATAGTACTGTCATATCAAGCATAGACAGTTTGTCTTCATTAGATTTAAGCATTTTCTTGAGAGATTCCTCTGGAATCATCTCAACATCAAGTTCACATGTTTTATCATAAATTTTCTGCAGACTTTCTTGGATTTCAGGGATGATTTTATCTTTTATGTCATCATTAAGAACACGATTTCCTGTTTCATTACCGTTTTCGTCAACAATAGGATGTGAGTTTTCCTCTGTAAAATAAGAATCAACTAACTCCTGCTCGACCTCTGAGATTTTATCTACCTGCGCCTTAAGAGCCTTTAGATTCATTGTATTCGCCCAGAATACATCAACATCTCCTGCGATTAAATCCGCACGACTCTTCATAGAATTTAATGTTTTATACATTGCCATAATGTCTGCATTTACAATAACTTTTTTCATAATCCTTGTACTCCTTTTATATTAATATGTAACTTTATTTTCTCTGACGAGTTCTTCAATAGCATCATTTAGATATGCTTCAAAGTCAGAATATAATGTTTCGATAGCCGCTTTAGAATCTTCTGTAATCAAAGCCTTAGCTTTATCAATAGCCATCTGTTTAGCAGTTTTCTGAGCTTCTGCATCAAACTTACCTTCCTTCTTCAAAGCATCTACATAAGTCTGATTAACTGTGAGTACTGCTTTACTAATAGCATCAGTAGCAGCGTCTATATATTTTACGAGCTGATCATTCTCCAAGTTCTTTTCCTGTTCTTTAATCTTTACTTTTAGGAAGAGGATTCCATAAGTAATAAGAAGTGGAAGAATACCAGTAATGATCAGATATAATACGTCCTGAATACCCTGTTTAATATCCATAGTTATTCCTCCTAACCGACTGCTTCATTATCTGAAGAGTTTTGCTGTCTAAGTTGTTCCATTGCAGAATCATAAGTAATGCCTCCTGTGCAGTTTTCTGCACGAGCCTTTGCATAATAAGCCCAAACTGTAGGGACGAGTGTTGCTGGAATAGCAATGAGAGCGTAGAGAGCAGATAAATCTCCATAGGTCATGATTGCTTTTTCTACAAAATGAATAATCTGTAGATTAAGTAAAAGTACAGCAACAAGTATCAATTTACTTGTAGAGACTCTTGGAATATTGAATCTCTTAACCTTTGCTGCCTTCAGATTTCGTTTCATTTCAATCTGCCGATTTTGGGCTTTAATTTTCTTTAATTCAAGTTCATATTCTCGACTAGTCAAATATTTCACCTTCTTTACATAATAAAAGACCACGATTGCTCATGGCCTCTTATTTATTCAGGAATAATTCCATATACGTATGTTTCAAACTCTGTAAAGTCTTTCAGAACTGATTCTTTATTAGCTTTGAATGCTTCACCATCTTGAATGGATTTGTTAATAGAAACGTCACCATTCTTACTTACAGATGCGTTTGCATAAGCGACATTCTTTTGATTTTCTGCTTCACCAACATAAATATTTGCACTTACATTAGTTGTTGTATTAATTTTAATCATGCTAATTCCTCCAATTTTTGTTTTATAATTGCAATTTCTCCTTGTAATGAGAGAATAGTGTTTTTAAGTTTTTGGTTTTCTTCTGTGAGAGAGTCTATACGGTGATGTGCTTTTTGTGTCATATGAGTGTTGAGAGAAATGAACTCATCATAAGATAAAGAGTATTCTTTAAGTAATCCTTTTGAATTTGGCTTATCGTATGTGGTGCAATTAACTAATGATGAATCTTCACTAGAAATTCCATTTTTTATTAACGATTCTTGAATTTGCTGGGCTATAAATCCATAATGAATATTATCTCCTAAATCATAACCATCATAATAATTATATCTATAAGAAACGCCTTGGAAATTCATATATGCTTGTTCTATTTTATTATCATAAATACAAATATCATGTTTAACATTTCTATCAGAACCTTTTTTCAAATTTCCATACATAACCGTACCTGTAAACCATCCATTTTTCCAAGGTTCTGTTTCAAGACCAATACTACATCCGCTTGTGCTTCCACACATTAATCCACTACCTACAGTAATGGTTTTACTTCCATTTGAAATACTGTCATGTGTATGAGTAGAAGAAGCAGTACTATCGACAGAAATAGTATTTCCAGAAATAGTAATACCTGTACCTCCATAATACGTTGTTCCACCACCAGAACTTGTTGGTAATTGTACGGAGCTTAATTGAGAACCATTATTGTTATATAAGTATAAATATCCATTAGAAACATCTATTCTACTTCCAAATGCCCTTTCAACCCAACTTGTAGTAGCAGCTCCAATACTACTTGCCGTTATATTTACAGATGCATCTGATGCACCTTTCCATGAACTTATCTGAGGAGTTCCATCTAGTTTAATAGTTAATCCACCTGTAATAGAAGAACCTCCACCAGAAGATGAAATTGTTTTCCAACCTATATTCCCGTTACCATCATCTACAAGATATTTTGACGCAGATGTATAATTTGGCAAATATGGAATCTTAACAATTGTGTTGCTGTTGCCTAATTGTATAGATGAGCCACGTAATATGGTATCATAATCTTTTTCACTTATTATTACTTCATTACTACCATTACAGTAAATTCCTGTAACTTCTTTATTATCTGTATTAACAAGATCCCATCCACAACCATTAGACATATGAAGTGTTCCATCAATAGGATTTCTGACATATCTATAATTATCTTTAGAAGTCCCAGTTAAACTAATTTGATTGTTTACAATTTTAATACCAACGCCAGCAGTATATCCACCACCACTTGTATCAATAGCATCAATAGCAGCTTTAATAGCAGCTTGCGTCATAGTACCATCAGTATTAGATCCTGTACTAGAATACAATTTCATAATACCAGCAGTAGAACTCGTAGCCTGATTTACAGTTGGTGATGTGTTTAATGTATAAACTGTTCCATCTTCTAGTGTAATTTTATATGATCCAGTTTTTCCACCAGAATAAGTATATCTCCATAATTGATTTATATTATTTCCATAACTACCATGTGAACTTTCTGGATAATTACTACCTGATAATTCTGTTACGGGATAACTTGGGAAAGAATCTGATGTTGTAGAAAGAGAAGGAGATGATACATTTGCTGGTGTGATAGAATCAATTGAGAATCCATAAAAAGAATCGCTTGAAGAATCTGTTCTCCAATATAACCAAAATGTTGTGGATGGGATACTAACAGTAGTTCCACCAAATGAACCACCTAATTTTGAAAGAGCTATTTTTCTTCCATTCGATTCATAGAAAATTTGAACCCAGTCATAGGTTGTGGATTCTGTTTGACAATTACTATTAAAAGTAATTTTAAGTCCATTCGCAGATGTCCCACCAGAAGTGATAGAAGCTATTCCTCGTCCAGATGATCCGCTAGTGGTAAACTGTTTCCCGTTTAGCCATAGTTCACTTGCATATATTTTATTCCAAGGAGCAGATGTACTTCCTAAATTACAAGTGCCACCAGCACTTACCATATAATTATCAATATTGGTATATGATGTAACATTATAAGGAGTGAATGCAGGAACACTATCATTACTAATGGCAACACACATATTTTTATCACTATTAATAAGAACCGTGTGGCAATGACCAAATCCTTTATATCCTAATGTAGTACTCCAATTAATGTCAGAACTTGAATGGGAATGTGATCGTGCAGCGATCCCTAAATTAGATAATGTATTATTTCCGCTTGCCAATTCAACATTATTAATTTTAGGTTTATTTGTAAGTCCATTATAATTAGTTGTGCCGCCTTCACCTAAATTAGCCAGTGAAGTATAAGTTTTTTTATCACCAGTAAGATAAATAGCATCTACATAAATACATGCATATGGATTAGCTGTTGCTCCAATGCTTATCTGAGAAGTAGTATCTTTAGTTTTACTTACTGTAATATTACCATATGCATCGGTTTCAGTTGATAACAAATATGGTAATAAACTAATAGATAACATTCCTGTAGTCGTACTTTCCATACCTACTGCAAAGTTACCGTTTTTATAAGGAAGAATAGTGTGATGATGATTATAACCATTAAAGTCAAATGTGTCTGTTGGTTTCCACATAATTGATTTATATGGCACTCCTTTATACTGTCCTAATGAATCAGTAATATTAAGTTTATTAACATTTAACCATCCATTTGTATCAATATCATCTGCAATTAATGTTAGAACTCTTGCGCCTTGTTCTTTTATCAGAAACATTCCATGCATTTTTGAAGAGTCTAAAGATGAATCTATCAACCCAAATCCAATTTGAGTTGTATTAGTTCCCCAGTCAAATGCAGTAATTACTTGTACTGAATCAGTTGGTTCACCAGTTCCAACATCGTTATAATAAATAGAATATGATTGCTTTGCAGTAATAGATGTAGCAATAACACTACCTGTAAAACTTCCAGTTGCACCAGAAAGTTCTCCTTTAAAACTACCTCTTGCAGCTTTTAATTCTCCAGAAAAGCTACCTGTTGCTGCAACTAATTCACCAGAAAAACTTCCGGTAGCAGCTGATAGTTTACCACCAAAAGTTGCATTCCCTTGATTATCTATATTTAACTGATTGCCAAGTTTTAAACCATCTGGATTCAAACTTATGGATCCATCTCTGTTACTTAATGAATTTGCAGATATATTCCAACCGCCAATAGTTCCTCCATCAGCGTAAATAGTTCCTGAAAATGTACCAGAGTTAGCATAAAGCTTACCATTTGAATCAACTCTGAAGTTTCCACTACCAAGAGCAATTCCGTCTGTACCAATATATACATTTTTATCTTTTGATACTGATGTTGGTTGTTCAGGCAAGCTATCCATGCCAGAATACAATTTCCCAGCTTCAATAGTAAAACCACCAATACCACCAATATAACCTTTATTAGCTATAATGGTTCCCTCAACAGTGCTGTTACCACGAATATAAGCATTACCATTAGAATCAACAGCAAAATTTTTACCTTTAATGGCACCGTTCTCTGATAAATCAAACCAGATACCTTTTAGTGAATAATTAGATGTCAGATCATCTTCAAATATTTTTGATCTGATTGCATCAACTTTAATAGAATCAGCAGTAATAGTATTGGTATCAATAATACCACCGTCGATTTTAGTTTTACCTGGTCCAGTGTGTGTATTCATTGCAGTGATAATACCATTAATGTCAATGGTGCTGGCATCAATGCTAATATGGTCAGAAATCATCTGAATAAATTTATCAGTAACTGTGAACTCAGACTCTTTGTCACCAGTTACCATAAAACTGATTTTATCTGCATTCTGAGTAATAGAAGAGGTGTTTGCTTTAATTTTTTCTTGAGCTTCAGAAAGATCTGTTTGCATACTGCTTACAGTAGATGTAATCCCAGAAACATTTTGTTTGATATCAGAAAAATCTGTTCGGATAGATTCTTGATCTTTAAGATATTGAGTATTACTAACCTTAGTTTCGATTTGTCCGGTCAGAGTATCTGTAACATTCTTAATCTGCTTTGTGTAGTCATCTGTAATAGTAGTCTTTTCTATTCCCCACCATTGATTTCCTTTACCATCATAAATATTAGTGATATCAATACCACCTTGTTCATTTGGTTCTATGATTTGGAATCCAAGTTTATCTTTGGTAATGGTGGCGTTATTAATCATGTCCCCAAGAATTGTATTATCTGGAATACCTGTCTGGGTAATACCATTTTCATCAAATAAAGCGGCTCTGTCTCCATTTTTAACAATAAAGTTGAAATCCCCTTTACCGTCCATACCAATCTGCACACGAACATTTCCTTTGGAATCATAAAACTGTTGGGTGCTTTCTTGAAATGCAATAGTAGGTTTATTGTCTTTAGAGATAAGTACAATTTGATTTGCAAGAGCATTTTGAGCCATTAAATCTCCAACTGCAATTTTCTTTGCGATGAGATTAGTAATAACAGCCTGATCAATTTCTGCATTTTCTACAGTAAGATGAATTGTATGTAATTCTCCAACTCCTGCATGACCTGCAAGAAGATTTTTTACATTAATCATATCAGCATTAATCTGATTAGATTCTATAATCTTAGCTGACAGCTTTTCAATATTTGCCTGTTCCGCTTCGAGAATACGAGTTGTGATCTTATCTGCGGAAATAAGTTTTACATCGAGATATTTCATGAAAGCAGTATCAACAGTAAGCTTATCAAATACACCTTCTTTTGCTTTCACGAGTTCTGCAATAATTGTATCAGCAGTAATGGTTCCACCAGATCCGGTTCCTCCAGTGACAGTTCCACCTAACATTGAATTGAATAGAGGATTTGAAAAGATTTGTTTAATAGCTTCTGATGTGATGACATAATCAGAAGTAGAAGATTTGTTGACTGAATTAACACGACCACCATTACGGTTGGAAGTATTAAGGGCATCGTTTAAAAGAGTATTATAATCATTCCTTTTAGCTTTGTACTGAATCATATTGCTAAAAGTAACTTCCATAGATTCATCTAAATCACAAGGATTATATGTGATTTCAATTACTCTTAGTTTAATATAATTAGTATCAGTGATTCCTACACGCACAAAATCATTTACCGCAAGCTGTTCATGGTACTCCTTAAATTCTGGAAGAGCGTATACATTCTCTACATCATCAGTATATGTATATTGTGGATGTGATTCCACATACAATTCTTCCAATGCATCGTCATAAAGAACTTTAGACTTATCTACGGCATCAGCAGTACTGTCAAGAGTAGTAACAATAATATTTTCATTTGTATAAGTGGATTGGCTATATAAACTCTTAATAATATATGTTTCTTTATCAGTAAAAGCTGAGTATTTGTTCTGTACTTTACCAAAATTTTCAAGTAATACATCTTTTGCAATCTGGTTTCGTTTCTCTTGAATTTCAGGTTTCTTAGCCGCATCATATTCAGCTTGACGTTCCTTTAATGCAGTTTCAGCCTGATCTTTTAAATTCAAATAATCCAGATATTTCTGATGCATTTGAGTGAAATATGCCTCTTCGTATCCAGAAAGAGGATTATAACCATCTGCATAACCACTCTTTTTTAATTCTTTAATACAGCTATCGTAAGTTGAAATCTTTACTTTTAATTCTGAGATTCCATATAACTTCCAATCAGTTTCATAAGCTTTTATAATATTTTCAGATTGCGTGAAATACCCAAACTGGCTAGGTGAATCGCCCATCTCTAATTGCATACCGCATATAGTGAAATCATTAGTTCCAGCGAATGCTACATCAATTAAACGAGAAGAAAGATTAAAAGAAGTATAAACTCTTGTCCAAGAAGATGTAATGTTATAAGCAACATTCTTTCTATCTTCTCCAGTGTTATTATAACCAAGATAAAATGTACCGGATCCTTTTACAAAACAACTAAGAGTATATCTCTGAGATGGTTCAATACTAATATTGTGTTGATAAATTCCTCCATTAGTACCAGTTACTTTAACTCCACGAGTGATTCCATAAGCAGGAGCATCATCAATTTGTATAGTTTGAAAAGAAGAAGTTCCAGGGTTTACCATATACCAATCTTGGCCCAACACAATCGGATTTACACATGAAATAATATTTCCTTTACCGAATCCTTCTACGGTTTCGTCTTGAGCTTGTAATGCAGCTACAATAGATGGAAGAGTGTAGTTCATAATTGATTCATATAAAGGCCAATCATGTGACTTTTTTAAAGCTTCTAAATCAAAATTCTTTTCATCATCAACATATAGAGCTTCTAAACCCTTAATGATTGCCATGTTAGCATTATATGCATCTTTTAAATCTTCAACTTTTTTCCCGAACCAATTTGTTTGAGCAGTATCAATTGGGACTCTATTCATTAATTCAGTAAGAACTTCCAAATTTTTATTATATTCTTTGGATAAATTAATAAACTCTTCTCTGCGGGACTCTCGGTAGCTTTGCCATGCATTATATTTTTCTTGTAGTGAAGTATCCATGTAAGGCTCACATATAAAATAGGAAAGATCAGTAATTACAGAATCACCAAAATTGACTGCATCAATATTATAATCATCTAAGCCTTCAACATAAAATTGTGTAACTAAATTTTCATCTCTGGAAATAGTTATACTATTCTGAATGTTTCTAAAACCCAAAACTACATTTGTATCTTTACCTAAGCTGTCAGGTCTATAAACATTTATGGTCATATTTACAGTATCAAACTCAAACACACATTTATAGGCTTGTGCGGCCTCTTGTGTTAAGAAAGCATATACATTTTGATCGTCTACTTCAAAGTTACATATATTATTAGGGAGTAATTTTCCATCGTCATCAGGAGTAATATTATCCACATAACCTATATGCCAACCAGGAACATCTGCATGTTTTAATACTAAATGTAAAAAACTTAGATCTTCATTTTCTGAATCATAAAACTTAATCTGATAAAACTTATTTGTATCATGAGTTGCCTGATACATCATTTCATAGGAATCTTCTTCGCCCATATTAATTTTAAAGTTTTTCAGTTTATATTGAGTAAGCATGATTTCATAAGACTCAGCAGTAATCTCTTTAGTTTCACGCAAACCATCATTATTAATAGTTGGCGGATCTACTATTTTGAACCAAATGCCATCACAGTATAGCTCCATTAGCTCATCAAGTTCTTCATACCCGTCAGTAACAGTATTGTTTATGTATTTATCAACAGTAAATGTTAATTCAGCTGTATTATTAGTTTTTAACGACAATGAAGCGGTAGATGTATCAATGCCTCCTAGCGCACAATATAATCTTTTGCCAGGTTTAGCTAAATAAATAATAGAAGGCTCAGTACGTCCATAAATATCATACTTATGATTTATTTTCACCCAAACGCACCCACCTTTCTTGGTTCTCTATAAATAAGCTCAAATGTAGCATCACCAGTGAATCTTAATTCATTTTCACCGTAAGCCAATCTAAGCCAGTATATATTATCTATATCTTTTACACCCAAATCTTCAAAACTTATAATTGAATTAGTAATGTCATATATTTTTAAATGCTGGCAATCAATATAAAAGTCATCATCTTTTAAAGCATTTATTTTCATTGTTCCGTTATTGTCTGTTACATTTTGGATTGTAATAGTGCCATGGCTTTTAGGGGAAATTTTAATAAGAGGATAGATGTAATCTTCATGACAGTCAGAAGTGTTGTTAATTATATAAGTTTTTGGAAGAGTAGAAGAAGAGGTGATATTATGCGTAATCTCAGGAGTGTAACCATATGGACTGTCGCAAGTGACTGTAAAATTCATTTCATATGGGAACACAACATGATCAGTAGTAATTTCTGTGAATGTAGCAAAGAACTCTATATCTTCGTAGAAGTAGTCACCACCAAGTATCTTAAATAATTTTGGTGTTTGTGGAGAAGTTAACCAGCCATTAATAATACGGATATTGCTTGAAGAAAGGTAATCAGTATCATTCATCTGTATAACACCTAATTTAACATCTGGTATGTACTCCAATGGGAAAGTAATAATACCATTTTTCAATATAGGAGTACATTTTTCTGGGTATGTAATGATTCCACTAGATAATTCAGGTGTCACATTTATATTGTGACAAGGATTTTTCATGATGCTAAGTGTAAAGCTATAATTATCGTCGTACACTGTTCCGAAATGATTTTCTCTTGCTCTATATCTATTCTTTTCTCCTAACTGTAAAGATCTGCTTTCAAGATTATCATTGTCTGTGATTCCAGTCATTATAATCCCGTATTCACTAGAATTATGTCCATCAAATTCAAATTGTAACATTTATTCACCTCTTTCATTTTATAATTTCATACAATAAAAGAACTGCCGAAGCAGTCCTTTTATCATCTAAGCTTTCTCCAGTCTCTAGTCATATTTTTGTTAATAATTGTAGAAACTTTGTTTGCGACATCTTGGATGTCTAAATCATTACTCATATTTGCTACATTAATGTTCACTTCGTTGTTGATAGTATAATCATTATTTGTTGCAGTAGGAGTAACCGGGTTAAACATATTGGTAAAGTTATTCATTGCAGCAATAGAAGGTTTGAGCAGACGAGTAAATTCTTCGGTCATTACTGATTCGCCAACTTTTGCACCAATGAATCCCTGGTCTCCATTACTAATAATAGCTTTACCTAAAAGAGTATTCATATCAGCAGGTATTAGTTTATTTATTATTCCACCAGTAGCAAAACCATATGATTTATACTTTTGAAGTATCTGATTTTTTAAAGCAGAGCCCCATGAATCATATTTTTTAACACCTGGAGTACTAATTTCAAGAATATCTGCAAGCTGTTGCATTTCTTTTGGTCCGACTTTTTTACCTTTGGAATTAAAATATCCTATCAAAGGACTCACTCCGGCAGGAACGTCTGTTGCACCATCTGGACGGTTTTGAAGAGTATTAAACCAACTCTTTAAATATGTTGGTTTATCATTCAAATAAGCTTTTTTGAATCCCTCAACTGCTATGTTTGCCTTATCAGCATGGTTTCCACCATTTCGATAAGCATATTCGAGAGCTGCCTGCATTTTATCATTGGTCATAGCCAATCCATTTTTATTTGCATATTCTTCAATTGCGTCGTAATGCGCATCTGGCATTACATGTACAACACAAGTTTTGCTCCCAAAATCACTTTTAGCTGTAATAGTAGCCTTAAATGTTTTTTCCAGTCCACCGACTAGGATTCCTGTCGCTCCGCCACCTTTAGAAGTTTGTACCCCTTTTGTAGCCGTAACCTTACCAGACGATGAAACTTTTGCAACATCAGTTTTATCACTAGACCATTTAATATCTGAATGTAAAGGTGCGGTAGGAGACCATGTAACTTTCAATTTATAAGATTCATTTGGTGTCAAGAATATTTCTGATTTGTTTAATGAAAAACTATAACTTTTTCCATTAACTGTACCTGGAGTTTCATTTCCAGCACCAGTGGAGTCTTTATTGCTATTAAATGTATTGTGAATACCATTCTCAGCACCGGTATATGTATTATTACCAGTTGTAGAACCACCTTGTCCATTGCTTGTTCCGTATGGAAGAGTAACTTTCATATTAGAAATGGTTTCTAATGCTTTTATCTGTTGAATCAAACTTGTATTGAAATCAGCAGACTTACCTATCATAGTATCAAATGTGCTAGACACCTTAACACCATACTGATCCATCACAGTATGTAAATGTTTATATGTGTTATCATAATTAGTGGTTACATTGGTAAGCATTCCACTAATAATAGCTTCTTGAAACGAAGAATTTTTCTTTACTGCATCAAGTGTATTATCAAGAGCTTTATTCGCTTCATTAGAGAAATTCTCATAGCCGGTATTTTTCATATCGACTTCGTGTTGATGCATGGTATCTGCCATATCATCTTCGGCATCTGCAAGTTCTGCACGTAATTTCTCAAGACGAGCTTTGGCGGCAGCATTACTGGTTCCTTCAAGGGCAGCTATCTGGGATTTAAGAGTATTAATATCTTTAGACTTCTTTTTTAAAGTTTTGTCATAATCGTAATATTTCTCTTTAGCAGAAAGAGCGTCTTTACGCTTATCAATATTTTTCTGAAGTAAATCATTCTCTTTCTTAATTTGAGTCTCATACATATCAAGCATATTCTGTTTCAGTTCAGAAAGAGCAGTAGATTCTTGTTGAATACCATCAAGAAGTTGTTTGCTTTTCTCATTGTATTCGTCTAAGCTGTAACAACCATTTTTATATTGTTCTTCAAGCTTATTAAGACCTTCCCTATAGTTAGCAATCTTTTGTTTTGTCGCATCTATAGATTCTTGAGTTAATAAAATGTTAGTTAATCCATTTGTAGTAAATGAACCATCATCATTGTAAAAACTTTCAGCGTCACCGAGAAGTTTTTGCATAGTCTGATATTCAGTGATAACATTTGATAGTTTATCTTGTGCATCATCAAATGGTTTCCAACGAAGCTCCATGATTTCATTTTTCAGATTTTCTATATCACTGCCGATTTTTAAAATTTGTTCGTCAATCTGTGCTATAGAATCAAGATACTTCTGAGCTTCTTCATTGTTCATAGAAGAAAAATGAATATCATAGTATTCGGCTTTTTCTGCACGAAGCTTTTGAAGTGCATTAATCTGTCTCGCATTAGATTTAATGCGCTCCTGATAAATCTTTTCGTTAATCTGATACTCAGGATTATCATTTGCTTTTGCGTAATCAATTACTGCATCCTGCTTGGAACCTGCACGATCCCAGCGGTCAACAGCCCATTGTTTTATCTGTTCACGATTATCTTGTAAAGCCTGAACTAATTCAGCAGCTTCATTTTCTAACTTAACAGCCTCTGTCTGGAGACTATAAAGCTGTTTCTTCATCTTTTGGTATTCTGGATCGACAGTTTTATGTCCATTTACCTTAAGATATTCTTTCATCCTACCTTTATATTCTTTTATTTCTTTATCAGTAAGACGTTTCTGTTCATTGGTATAATAGAGTTCCTTTTTCATGTATTTTTCATATTTAGAACCAGGTTTCTGATTATACCCTTGTGAGATTCTCAATTCCTGTTTAGCTTTGTAATAGTCAGCTTTATTCTCACGTTTACCTATGACGGTGTCATAAGCTTCAATAACACGTTCGACCTTTGCTTTAGCTAAATCTTTCTGTGACTTAGTGAGTTCACGAATCGCTTTGTCACAATCCAAGATTTTTTCATACCATTCCTGATATGCGTCAACACGTTTCTTATCATCTTCGGATAAACTTTCAATATTGATTGTACCATTCTGGACTTTCTTTTTCAGTTCATCAGATAGACCAACAGCAGAAGCAACTTCATTTGCTTTAGCTACGTATTTCGCTCTGGAATCTTTTTGTGTCTGTAATTGTTTATTTAGATTTTTAAGTGCTTTATCATAATTTTTCTCAGAAGACTTATAATTACTATAATCGCTTTCAGCGATATCTTGATACTTTTCAACGATTCTCTCTAAACGGTCAAGAGCAGTTTCTATCCAGTCTTTAGCTTGAGTACTTACTTTTTTAATTGTATCATCTAATTCTGATGTACCATCTGCATAGGCAGGAGCAAGACTTACACCGGAAGCAGTACCTTGTGCATATGCTCTTGCATGACCATGTGTAGCACCATGTTTTAATAGATCCTCTGTCTGAGTAGCTGAAAAAATGATGTCACCTTTTTTCAAATTCTCAATATGAGCGCCACCAGGAATAAGTGACCATACACCATCACGCACTATGGATTCAGAATGACCGTTGATGCCTACCTCATTAACAAGGGCTTGCTCATCATGTTTAAGTGCTACTTCTCCTTTTGCATGAGCAGAAGAGAGAGGTTTCATATTAAGAACATTATAAGCTGTGCCGGAAGCATGAGCAACTGATGTCATTGTGCCAGAAGCTTGAATCTTTTTAGTATAAACAGCAGTACCAAAAATAGTTGGAGCAGTTTTAGGATAACTACCAAGACTATAATTAGCTGTACCTGAAATGTCTGGAGCTTTTGTAGGATGTTCTCCAAGAGTAAAATTAGCTTTTCCTTCAATGTCATCCGCTTTTTCAGGTTCTTCACCTTTAACATAATTTACAGTAATACTTGCAGGATCGGATTCAATCTGAGCTTTGATAGCTTCTGCATTTCCTACATTATTTTCATTTACACCAATAGCTATTTGGACTTCTGGTGGGAGAGCAGCAATTTCACTTATAAGACTTTGAACTTTATCATCTTGAACAATTGCATCAATAGATACATTCTTATCTTGCAATTCGGCTATTCGTGACTGAAGTTGGTCTACTAAATCTGCACCTTGGGTCTGTGCAACGACTTCAACTTGTTTGTCATGTACTTGTTGCAAAGCATCAATAAGAGCTTGTACTTTATCTGCTCCCTCAACATCATTCTGAATTAACAAAGATTTTTTTTCATTGGTTAATTCTTCTATTTTAGAACTAATATCATCAATAGACATCGTATTAACATCAAAATCTAAGTCAATACTTCCCATTTTTCCGTCTGCTGCAAGCGCTTGCACATCGGCAAGAGCGTCATCAACAGAAGTTGTATCAACATCTATTTTGATTTTATCACCAATATCTTCATTGGATAATTGTAATAACTGATCTTCGGCAGTTTGAATATTGTCTGTATCTACTAATTTGATACCTGAATCAGTCTGAGCCTGTTGTAAGGTTTCAAAAGCTGCATTGGCATCTTGAGTAGCCTGATCAAGGGTGTTGTCCATACCATTCTGATAAAGTTGTGTTTGCTGATCCATTTCATTCTTGGCTTGCATGAAATCTTGAGCAGCTTGTACGACATCTGATGATAAACTAGACTGTCCAATAGCAGAAGAACTATATTCAGCATTCTGTTCTTGAGCAATAGCGGCTTTGTACATTGATTGCACCTGTTCTCCGCCAGTAATCTCTGGATGATATTTACCATCACGATCTCTATATTTATTTACTTCTTCCTGCAAGTCAGCTACCTGTTTATGAGCAGTATCTAAATCAGTAGTATCAAAATCAAATGTGTATGTTTTGCCAGTAAGGTCAGACAATTCGTCCTGTGCATCTTTAGCCTCAGAAACTAAATCTTCTAAACCTTTTGTCGCATCCATAGTAGGAGCATTAACTTTCAAAACACCAAGACCTTCAAGAGCAGTAAGAATCTGATCTTTGGACAATTGAGTCTTATCTGCTAACTGTTGTATGGCATTCTCAGCCTGTTCCATACCCTCAACATTATAAGCACCATCATTTAATTTGATGCCCTCTAATTGTGTACGGTTATATTTAGAAAGGGTTTCAAATGACTTTTCAGTAGCGGCATCGTTTTCTTTATGGGCAGCAGTAAGAGCTTCCAATGAATGTGTATATTCAGCAGCTCTGTCAGGATCATCACCGAATCCCATCTGTTCAGCAGTCTGTGGTTTCTCCCAAGACCCCTTAGTAGTTTCTTTAGAGGAATCACTACTTTTCTCAGAATCTTTTAATTTACCAGCTTCTTTTAAAGCCTCAATAACAGAACGAGCTTGGTCTTTAGTTAAACCGAGTTTTTCACATAAAGATTCAACAGCTTTTTCTGCATCACCTAATTCAGTGTCCCATTTACCATCATTGAAATCTATACCTTCTAACTGTTCAGAAGTATATTTTCCAAGGGTGTCTACTAAAGAAGTAACATCTGTGTTCTGTTCTTCATATGCTTTATTGATACCATCAAGAGCTGTAGTAACAGAAGCAGAATCTGTTATGATACCATCCATTAATGAAGATACATCTGTTCCTAAAAGAGCTTCAACAGTTGTACCGGCAGAAGCAGCTAGCTCTTCTTGTTTAGCTTTTAATTGATTAATAGCTGCATTTCGCTGATCATTTGTCAATTGATCATTTTTTTGAACTCTTTTTATCTCTTCTTCGTAGGCTTGCGCTCCCATGGCAGATGAATTGAAATTATCAATAGCATTTTGAGCAGCATCTTCTGAATAAGACTCCATGTTATCATAGGTTTCTTTTAAATCCTGTTTATATTTATTAACTTTATCCTCAGAAGCAGAAATAGCAGTAGTGTTAGTACTATCTGTATTTTTCAGTTCTTCGAGTCGTTTCTGTTCATCTGAAAGGGCAGAAGTAAGTTCTTGAGTTCTGTCTATACCTTCCTCTATAGATGATATAAAGTTATTATCAATGCCATAATCACGAAGACGACCGAAGTTAGCACTCATGAATTCTTTGCTGATTCCCATTGATCGAGCGGCTTTACTCATATTATCTATGTCAAATGACCATCTTTTACTTGCATCATCATAAGATGCCATACCCTTAGATTTAAGATCAGCTAAGAAATTATTAACACCTGTCTTATCTTCTGTGAGGTATCTCACAGCTTTACCATAGTTCTCTGCAAAGTTTGCTCTATCATCTGAACCTGTAGGAGAAATAAGAGCGGCAAATGATTTAAAATCATCTGTACCTACAAGACCTTTATCATATGCATCTTTAGCATTCTTTAGTCCGGCGACAATGTTATTATATTTATCTCCGGCATTCTCCGTACTCTGGGCACGTTGCCACTGAGAATAATAGGAGAGAAGCTCCTGTTGCTGTTTCTTAGTTGCTTGCCATTCAGACTGAGATTGCATATAAGATAAATATTCATCTCTAGCATCTTTTAATTTATCTTTTTCTGCGTTATAAGTTGCTCTAGCTGCTTCCTTGTCATCGGCTTTAGCAATAGCTTTCCAAGCTTTATCTGTTTCTTCTGCTTGCTCGGCAATAGCTTTAGTCTGTAACTTAATACCCTTTTCGAAATCTCCATCAGTAGCTTCAGCCTGATATTCTGTAAAGGTTTTCAAAGCATCTATGTTTAGTTTGATACCATCAGAAGTAGTGGTGAATAAATCATTAACATTTTGCTCAATGCCACGAGGATCTTTCACATCTTTGAAAGCAGTAGAAAGGATCTTAACATTGTCTTTAGAAATTCCACCTGCAGAAGTAGTCTCTGTAAGAATAGTTCCCATAGAAGAAAGAGTAGACTTAGCAGTTGATACTTTCGTTTCCATTGAATCTAAAGAAACAGCAGCTTCATCTGCCTGATTCTTAGCATTGCTTATTGCTTCATTAACTTTTTCTTTAAATTCATCTAAAGAAGAAAATGCTTTATCACCATTAATAAGTAAATCAATAGCTATTTCATAATTATCTTTGGTCAATCCATTTAAATAACTACCTATTTCCGCTCTTTGGTCTCTATCATAGTTTTTTCCATAAAGACGAGCAGCTGCATTGTTAATCTGTTCTCTAACAGTCCAACCTTCATCAGTTTTATATCCTAATTTTTTAGCAAGACTATCAAAACTTTCACCAGTACCTTCAGAAATTGTTTTAAGATAATCATTTCGCTGTTTGGACCATTCTCCAACTGTCATCTTTGAATCTTCGGAACCATAAGAGTCTTCCAATGAAAAAAGGTCAGCCCAAGCTTTTTGAACATCTTTCGAACCCGATGTCATAGGAGCGATTAAAGTCTTATCAATCCAACCATCAATACCACCAGCATCTTTTATTTGATCTGTCATTTTAGAAATATCAATATTGGATAGCATTGTGTTAATGCCATTTTTAGCTCTTTCCGCAACATCTGAACCCATGTTATCAAACATATTTGATGATTCAACATATGCTTGTAAACTTGGAAGTAAATCTTTCCATTTAGATGCTTGTACAGCTTCTTGAGCAAGTTTTTCAGATTCAATTAAATTGGCATTACCTTGAGCCAATGCTTCTTTAGATTCAAGAGACGTTTTAAGAGCATTTTTATCTGCCGCAGAAAGCTCTGACATATCTACTGTATAAGTATCACCATTTACATCGCTAGTTATTAACGATGTAACTTTATATTTATCTAGTAATTCTTCAACTTCTTTTTGTGGTGCAGTTGTAGTAAAAGTAATAGGTCCATCTGTTTCGGTTGCATTTTTTAATGCGGTCCATCCAGATGTAATAATATCTGCTTCCTTTTTTTGATCTTTTTTATTAGAAATTTCTTTTCCAGTTTTCTCTGCATCTTTAACTACACCCTTATACTCATCCTGTAGATTATCTCTAATGGATAGATGTGTTACGTCACGTTGGAGTTGAATATAATCTGAAATTTGCTGATTAGCTTCTTTGGTATCCGTTCCAAATTTAAGAATAGCATTGCCTTCAGAGTCCCAACCATCAATCATAGAAGGTGCTAAGTTAGCAATTTGATTACTTGTATCGAGAAACGCTTGAAAATCTTCATCCGAAAGAGTGGCATTTTTAATAATATTACCAGAGATTTTGACACCTGAAGCGTATTTTGTATATTGTTCTTGGAGCTCTTCTAATTGAGACTTCTGATCTTTATAAGTTTGATTTTGCTCAAGGATTGTTTCTTTTGCTTCTTTTCCTTTAGCAATAATGTTATCATTCCAATGAACAATAGCATCAATACCTTGAAGTCCCCATGAGATTAATTGCTGTGCAATCATTGCTGTACCGGCAGAAACAACAGCATTACCAATTGATGAAAGTGCAGAAGAAGCAAAACTTTTTAATCCATCAGTAAATTTAGGTTTTACTTGCTTATTGGGGTCCTCTACTTCATTCTCTTTCTTAAAGTCACTAAGAGTTTTCGTATTCGCTACAATTTGGTTGCCATATTCTTTCGCTCTTTCACTGGCATTTTTTAGAGTTTTATCAGCAATTTTCTGTCTTTCTGCGTTATCGGTAATAGTTTGACCATTATTCTGAAGTGCATTATTAAGCTGGGTCAATGCTCTTGTGTCATTATCATATTCTTTCCAATTTGATAAAGCCTCCGCACGACCTTCGTTGTACAATCTTGTTCTTCTACTCCAACGTGTTTCTGGTAAAATTCCACCTTGATCGTTCTTTTCAAAAACCAGATACTGTGATATAATATAGTTCATCTTAAAAACTATATAAAAGGTGAAAATTATGAGTGAACTTTTATTTTGTAATAAATGTGGAGCAGTGAGTTGTTCAAATACTATAGGTGATTTATGTTCAAGTTGTTTAAAGGGTAATCTTATAGGTACAACAATAAACTTTTCTAAAGCTTATGCAGAAGTAGTAGAAGAGTATAAAAAAACACATAATGGTGATTATCCTAGCATAGAAGAATCTGATGAAATGCTCCGAGAGAAATATTTCTATGGTAAGCTAGACTCTGATGTTACCAAAGCAGCCACTACAGAAAGAAAATACTGGGAATCCCCTGAAGGAGTAGAGCAACGAAACAGGATAACAGACCAGTGGTACGCCAAACAGAATGCTCAGAAATTCTCTACTGGGCCTAAGTGTCCAACCTGTGGTTCCACCAATATTCGTAAAATCTCTACAGGAGAACGTATGGTATCAGTAGGGATGTTGGGATTGTTCAGTAAGAAGATTAACAAGAGCTTTAAGTGCAATGCATGCGGATATACATGGTGATAGTTTATGAGTAACTTTAAAGATGATGATTATGTTAAAGAGTTCATATGTAGGACACAAATGAATTATTTTATGATTCAAAAATTAGCTGGTCATAATAAAGAAGCAAAGATTTCTTATTTGAAAAAGGTTATGTCTGCTAATGAATTTGAATATCAAAAATGTTATGAGGTCACTCAATTAATTAACTCTTTTTTGGGATTACTTGTTTTTCCAAAAGAGAAATATTTTAATTATCTATCTAATAGAAAAAATAATTTTCAAAATGTGCCTACATTAAAAAGACTCACTAATAAGACGTATAATGAGAATTATAAAAACACTTATAAAGAAAATAATTGTGAAAGAAATGTAATCAAACATTTAAGGAATGCTGTTTGTCATGATCGTTTAATGATTCATCCATTAACTCATAACGCAAGTACTGAAATAAAAGCTATACAATTTGAAGATGAAGATATTAGAGAAGACCATAAAGGAAAATTTTCTCTTATTATCAATATAGATGATTTGGAAAAAATATTATTAGAGTTAGATCAATGTTTTTTAAATCACTAAAGGTTATATTCTGAAAATTAATCAATAATTTCTTTTAGACAGTCAATAAAACTATACTATGGAGGTTTAAAGATTATGGAAATATTGGAATGTCCTCTTTATAAAGAGTGCAAGGAAGAGGAATGTCCTTACTTTGAAAATGAAGATTGTACGTATTATACTAAGAAAGAGCAGGAGACTGAATAGTCTTTTGCTCTTTTGATGAATTTTGTAAGTATGTTTTATAAGTATCACAAGTAATACCTCTTATAACAGGAGAATCAATTATCTGACTTTTCTCTTTGCTAATAAACATTAGCTCCAATTTACTCCCCATGATGTTACCTCCTCGAAAGTTATTTCTGGGAATATTTTCTGAACAACAGAAAAAGTAGTTAGTTTGACTTTTGTTTCATTTGTTTCTTGAAAATAGTAATGCACTAATTCTTCAATAAATGCGAATAGTTGCATGTGTTGATTGTTAGATGTAATTATCCGTTCCATGGAGTATACTAAAAAAGACATACATCTTCCATAAGTGGTTGCTTCATTTTCGGTGACAGAAAAACTGCCATCTTTTGTAAATATTAGACTTACAGGAAATAATTTAGTAGGATCAATATTTTTTTCATATAAATGTTTGCTTAAGGATTCTAATCCTTTAGTAAACAAATTGGCCAGTTCCTCTGGCATTTCATAAGTTGCATTCATAAATAAGCATCCGTCAAAATATGGCGGAGCAATTGGTGCATAAGTTCTGATAGAATTATTTATTATCATAGTTTTACCCTCCTATGTGAAATATAGCATAGAAGAATAATAAAGTAAAGATTTGTGCTTACATCACCTTTGCACATAAGGTAAGATTGCTTACGAGAGTAAGATGTATTTACCCTTTAATTTATTTGGCGTAAGCTGCCTAACAGTCCTGACTATTCCTTCTTGATCCGGAGACCAAGTTCCCATTATAGTCGATGAACGTTCTTCTCAGAGAGAAGCTTCGCTGCAGATCACCCATATATATACGTTGTTACTATACCTATTACATTGCTGTAATAGGGGAGTAGTATATACTTCGGTTCACCCTGAATGCTAAATTAAAAGCATTTCTCTATTCCTTCGAATAAAGACAGTTTCGGTTGTTTGCTTAGTAACCCCTTTCTCATATGAGATCGTTCCGTGTCACCACCAGGTTACATGGGGCGTTTTCTAAAGGACCAACTGATAATTTGTCCCACCCCAGTTCATAGCATGGCTAACAAGCATACCGCCAACTCCGGCTAAGGATTTATTAAGTCCCAAACCATTTAAGAGCCCTACAGCGCCGTTGCCAATATCAAGCAATCCTTTAAAAGTATTAGTACTACCTTCTGATTGCCATAGCTGTGACCAAGATTCTTTGATTTTAGTTGTTTTTGCTTCGATAGAATCAAGGTATGTATTAAGCTCATTCTGAGCTGAATTTTGATAATTATTTGCGGAATCATTATAAACATCTGTAAGCAATTCAGGATGCTGCAATATGGATGCAAGAATATTACTTCTATTTTTTCCTGCCATCATTTCAAGCAGAGCAGCCTGTCTATTCTGACCATCTGCCAAATCTTGCTTACCAATATCATCCCAAACCTGAGAGATATCTTTTAAAATATCATAAGTATCTCTATAGTTTCCATTCATATCAAGAATAGAAACTCCAGCCTTACCGTTAACGGCAGTAAGAGATTTAATATTTGAATTAAGTTTAGAAGTGGTCTCTACAAGACCTTCTGTATCCTCACCCATAGAAGATAATTCTTCAGCAGAAGTGCCTCTAAGTCGTAATGCAATTGTTCTAAGACCAGCACCTACCTTCGATGGATCCTGCACTACACTATTTGCTGCCGTAACAAGAGCAACTGACTTGTCAAAGTCGTTCCCCGCTGCTACCAATGCTGAACCTGAATCCTGTAAAGCAGTGGCAATTCCGTCTGTAGAAATTGCATAGTTGTTACCAACAAGATTCATTTTATCAACGAGATCCATAGAATCATCAACTTTTACATCGTATGCTTTCATCATGGAAATCATAGCGGTTGTTGCATCATCTATAGATCCGAATTCTGATACATTTTTTAAAATACCTGTATTTTTAGCTAAAGTCTGAGATTCATTTAAGCTATATCCAAGACGAGAAAAATCAGCAGCACTACTAGTAATCTGAGTGGTTGTACTACCAATGTCTTTGGCATCAGTTCTAGCCTGAGTAGTAAAGTCTCTATATTCTTGTTTTGTACCATCTGATGTTTTCTTAAGTTCAGTCATCGCTGAATCTAATTCTTTTATTGATTCGACACCGGATCTGACACCTGTTGTTAATGCTTGGAATCCAAAATTACTTACAAGATACTGGCTAAGACTACGGAACTTTTGTCCCATTTCAGAAATATAACTAGATAAAGGTTTTACACTTTGAGTAACTTTAGTAAGAGATTGGTCAATATTACCTGGACCATTTTTATATGCTAATTGATATTTTTCAAATACACCAGACCCTCTATCAATAGTAGCATACATTTTACCTTGTGCTGCATTAAACTCTGTTGTGTATTTGCTTCCTTTTGCCAGATCTGCTGACATTTGTTCCATCTTAAGACGGACCTTATCAGATGCTGGATCTAAATCTGTACCAATATATTCTGAACGGCTATAGCTATTTGGAGTACGTGAGAAAAACTGATTAGTATTACCGAGATACCTAGCTTGACGATTGGCTTCAGAGCGAAGAGCAGCAAAACGTACTTGCTCAGTGTCTCTTTCGTCTCCAGTAAGAGTCGCAAGACTATCACGAGATTTTTTTAATTGCTCATATGTATCATTAAAAGATTTTAATCTTTCATCATAACCTTGTCCTAGAGTTTTATCTAATGGTTTACCATTGTTAGGATTATATACTTGAGCCATTTTATTGAATGTCTTCTGTTTCTCACCCAAATTAGTGATAACTTTGTCGTATTCTGAAGCACTCTGAGTCATTGCTTTGTATGCTTCTTGATTCTTAGCCTGTGCTCCTCGAATGTCAGATGCAGAAGTAACCCAATCAGAAGCAGTACCTTGATTTTGTATCTGTCTAGCCAGCTGAGAATTTCTATGTCCTATAGTTCTCTTTGACTTTTTATAAGTACTTTCATCAATAATCCCACTTACATACTGTTCCTGTAGGGTTCCTATTGTCTTCATATTTCTCTTAATTTCAGCTTGAGCTTGTCTAAGAGTAATGCCTGTAGATCTTGCAGTATTAGAAGAACTAGTAGTTTCTCCAACAACTATTTTACCGTCTTTAGTTTTTATATTGTCTCCAACAGTAAGCTTAATAGAGCCCATGTTTTTAGCTGTAGATTTTATTTCATTAAGTTTGGCTAAAAGTCCATCAAGCTCCCCCATAATACCTTGATTTACGGAAAGTTTTACTTCTCCTAGATCAAGCTTGTCCTGATACCTTGACAGCTTATTGGCTGTATTAGCCATAGATTTTAAAGCTTTTTCGGGATCGACCATCTGTTCCACAAGATTAGATCCCTTAATAACAGGAGTATTTTTAGCGGCTTTGGCAGTTGCTTTACTTATTGTTTTTACCGCTGTCTGTGCATTCTTAGTTAGCTGTTTAGTATTACCTAATTCCACACCTAGTTTAATGTGCTTCTCTTTTAAAGAATTAATTCGTGTTTCTAATGTATTTAGCGCACTGTCTTCAACTTCTACACCAACGTTTATTATATAATCAGCCATTTTCTCACCTCACTTTATAAACCAACAGAATGTAATCCGCTGATAACGAATTTTGTTGCTTGCCCTTTGGCATGCATTTTTCTAGCACGAAAATATTGTTCCCAATAATTTCTGATAGGAGTTATTGTTTTACGAAATCCATGATTACCTGTTTCAAAACCCCAAGAAAAAACTATTTCTGGATCACCTTCCAATGGTTCCCATATGCCATGTCCTCCAGACATATGGCTTGAATCAAATCGTGCTCTAAGCTCTGCACTTCGACTATAAGCAAAGCCTGTAATTGTATGAATATTTTTTAAATCATAAAGTCTATAACCATCCGCCCAAGAAGAATAGTCATTATAATATTTTTCTTCTGACTGTTGTGCATCTCTTTCCATCTTAGGCTTGTAGTCATTAACAAACTGCTGTAAACCAATAGTTATTCCCTGGTCAATCAGCTTTCTTAACTGTGGAATTGTCCCCATCTTTTACATCAGCCAACTTTCGTAAATAATCTAACTGTTCCGGAGTAGCTTCTTTAAAAACATTTTCTAATATTCCAAATAATGCACTTAATCTATTAGACATAGAGTTAGTAAATGAAATACGAGCAGAAAGTGTTTCTTCAAACATAGCGACCATATCTCCATAATCAACACCAATCATTTCAATAATTTTATCTAAAAGACCAGAAGATACTAAGGCATCATAAGCATCAAGGCCTTCTTCGTCTTCGTAGGTGAGATTAGTATAGATAACCACACATGTCAGAGAAAAGTTTAAATGCTTATTCATTGGTTCGTATGTAAGAAGAGAAGTATCATATTCAATAATACTTTCAATAACTGTATCTATAAGTGCTCGTTTAGTAGCAAACGGCACATAATTTTCAACTTCAAGTTTTTCTAAAGCCCCTACTGGGTTCTCTTTATATTCTTTTACAAATTCTAAAATATTAATTTCCATCCTTTTTTCCCTCTTTCTTCCTTGCTCTTTTTAAAGCTTCATTTTCATCCCAATCAATCCAACCAGTAGACTTAGTATGAGTGATCCATACATAGTCCAAATCAGGATAGATATAATACATCAGTTTCCGTTTAATCTTGGCAGAAGGATCAACCATTCCACCTTTAGTGTCGTAGACACGTTCGCTTCCATCTGAGTATTTGACCCAAAAGTCAGCAACATAATCTATTGCACGTATAGTCTTTCCATTATGCCTGAAAGACGGTTGCAATTTATATTTTTTTTGTAATTCATAATCTACAATTTCACCAGAGTCCAATCCAGCGCATATGATGTCTTCATAAAATCTTTTCTCTAATAGAGAATCGAAACATACTTCTTTTTCTGTTTTTCTATCTATAACAGTACGATTCTGTTTACCTTTAGTAGTTTGATCGACACCATATTTAGATCTTTTTTTATAGTTCCTCACGTTATCACTCCAAAGTATGATTTTGATATTCTTTGTAATACGGATAACTTTCTTTCTTATCAAACACCATTACAATCACATCAGGACTATAATAAACATCTAAAGGCTTTAGCCCATGCTTTAAATAAAGTTTCATTTGCTGTGGGTCTATAATTCTCACTGCCTGAACCGGATCATAAGGAACTCCTTTTAAGTTAGGTATTACAATCTCCATTTAATTCCTCCGAAAAAAATAAGGGGAAACTGCAAAAATAGTGCGGCTTTCCCCTCAATAAAATATTTAATTTTCCGTCACTATTTTTTTAGTTTTTGGTTTAGGCTGTTCTTCTTTCATAATTTCATTTACTTTATCCTGAATAGGTTTAGTAAATCTTGTTTTATGAGTAACAGCATCAGCCAATTCTTTTTTTGCATCCTCTTTGGTCACATCACCAGTATTGTATTTAGCAATAATGTTATATACTTTTCTACATTCTTCTGTATGAAAAGCTACCATCCAAACAGGTTTATCTGCATCTTTAGTGCACTTAGGACAATACTCATAAGTAGTGCCACAAGTTACACAAATTCTTGGTTTTGATTTCATTGAGTATTCCTCCTTTGCCTTATTAGAAATGCCCCGGATTCGTCCGGGGCATAACAATTCAAGGATTATTCCTCTACATCATCCTCTGTCATTACAATGTAATACAGCGGAGAACCTGTCTGACAATAATCTCTCTGAGCTACACCAGAGAATGTAATTGTACTATCTGTTTCAAGTGTCAGATCGCAATCTGGTGATACCTGGAAACTTGGGAATACGATATAAGCTGCACGAACTACATCTACAGAACATGTGTCTGCAACGAGAACTTTCATTGTAATAGAAGAAGTAGTCGGGAACTTATCAGACTCATTAGTAACCTTAACACCGTTTTCTGTTTCATACTCGTATTTAGCAATAAGAGTACCTGTTACTCCAGTTGGAAGAGTGATTTTTCCACTGTCCTCAGCATATACAAATTCAGTTGCAGATGGAGCAGCAGTAGAAGAAGCACTATATGCTTTTCCTAAAGTACCATTTGCTTCCAGAGCATAAAGCTTTGTAAGTGGAGCTTTCGGTTTCAGCTTCTCAGGAATTGTATACTCTTTAATACCTGTAGTATCAATATGTAAAATTTTTGGTGCAAGAATCTTAGATTCTTTTGAAGCAATAATCTTATCTGTGCCAAATGTCTGAGACAGCATAGAGAATGAAAGTAAGTTACAATCAGCAGATACTTCTACAGATTTGGATGTATAGAATCTCTTAATCAGTACACCAAGAGCATCTGTTTTATCTTTACTTTCAGAAGTTGTATTAATAGAAACATTAGATAAATTGTTTAACAGATAGAGTAAATCTCCATCGCTATTTTCACCAACAATTTCTAAGACTCTATCAATAACCAGAGAATCAAAATTTGCCATAATATTTTCCTCCTTGATTTATTATTCGGTTTTAGTGACTCGTACATTGCTCGAAGAGGAGTACTCATTAGATAAGTCACGCAACCAATTTAATTGTTTAAGTAGATTTGGATTCTTAGACATATCAACCATTCCGCTGTACATTCCTGCAGAGATGGAGGCAGCAGTATTAATGGCCTGAATCCTTTGAACAGAATCTAAAAATGCATAGATCCCAAGACTTTTAAGACTGTTAATGTCATATTTAAAACCAGGACTATTTACCATAGATGAAATTAAAGGCAATAAAAAAGAACCCGGAGAGGGTTCTTGAGAAGCTTCTTTTACTCTTTGAATTTTTTTTCTTCTATCTTCATCTACTAATAGCTGTAAGGTTTCTTTGTTTGCAGCTCGTTCACGCTTAGGATGAATATTGTGCATCTCACGAATGAAAGATATCATTTCTATGTATATATCACGAGTAATTATTAATTCAGTATTTTCATCATAAAGCATTATATTATGAGTTTCCGGATCGACTAAAGGTGCCATATCTTTCAATGAAATAGTATCACCTAAAAGAAGACAGGTATCTTCAACACCTATATCACGAGTAAGAAGTATGAATAAATCAAAATCATCCAACTTACTATAGTTATAACCAAGATCCCACAATTCAGACTTATAATCAGAAGGTATAGAACATATTTTATAAACTACATTAAAATAATGATTTTCTCCATATTTAGCTATATCAAGAATAGAAGGTTGATAAATAGTAATCTGATCATTAATTTTAAGGTTCTCACCTAAATAAATGAGAAGTTTATCCATAATAATCACGACCTAACTTATCTAAGCGATTACTCTTAAGCCTATTTTGAATATCATTCGGAGCAGTCTGTTCAAAATACATATTCCTATAGTAATAACCATTTTCAGCCACTTTGCCAGAATCATATGTTTTTATTAACTGCGTACCTAATATGTTTGACCATTGAAATCTTTCTTTAACTAAAGCTGCTAGTAAATCCTGTCGATCAATACCCCAAATAGTACTGACATCATCCTGGTGAGCTATAGTTCTAAAAATAATTTGTTTAGAAACCATAATATTATTTGAGTATACAATTTCAGTGTCATTTACTTCAAAGCAAATAAAGTTTTTGACTTTACTTTGTGCATCTGGAATCTTTAAAAAAGAATAAATATTTACATTATAATAATCTTCCGGACACGCATTAACTGCTTGAAGTTCTTTATTATTTAAGATTTCAATAATATCTGAATCTTTGTATAAATCCTCTAAGATTTTTCTCTTATCATAAGAAATACTATCAAATCCCTGTTCATTCCTACAAGAAAATAATCTATCAATACGCTCTTGATTCATCGCATCACCTCCAATTCAATAGAAGATGGTTGCTTATTTGGAAGAGTAGCAATAATCTTTATTACTTTTCCTAAATTATTATAATTTAACAAAGCTTTGATACTTAACGTATTCTTACCTTCAGAGATTTCAAAGTCATTAGATAATTCTTCTACAGATAATTTGTTTCCATTGAACTCATAAGACCAAATGACAGATTTATCTTTAATATCACTCGCAACTGAAATAGTTCTTTTAGAGCCTCCAACACGTAAAGCTCTATTAGTACCTGAACATGATAAAACAATGTCCTCTATTTCTGGCTCTTGAGGAATAACCGGAGAGTCATAATAGTCACATATTTTTAATTCAACATTATCTGTAACTTTATTGAAATGATCCTGTTTAAGCGTTACTTTAGTTACTCCGCATGGGAACGTATCTTCTAGTTTTGACACTTCAAAAACTAAAGGCCTAATCATAGAATCACTCAACATGAAACGATCATTATAATCAATTGTTTGCGTAGTTGGAGTAGTAGGGACAATAAACTGTGACTGATTATCTACTGATGTAAAGAAACCATCGCTCCATACGCCACTGTTGTAGTTGTTGCGGTTTCTTAATACACCAAAACAACTATAAATTTGTTTATTCTTTATCCATTTAAACATCCAATTACATTTAAGAATGTTATATCTTATGAAAGAGTTTTTATCATTCTTCCCTAAAATAAGCCATAGCTCATGAACACCTGTGTTCTTATCCGGTATTTCAAGATAAAAACCAAAACGTTCAATACTATCTTGGTCCATATATTTCTTTTCAGGGAAATAGCCAGGTCTGAATTGAGCCAGATACTCAACCTGGTCCTTATTGATTGTATAGGTTTGAGAATACTGATATTTGATTTCAACATCTTCTAAGTATTCCATAGTCCTAGAATATAGCTTACATTGTCTGTAACCTAAGTCATTGGTGAAAGTTTTCTGCATGATTTCGTCTGACTGAGTACGAATACTGTCTGATACAGTATTACCGCATAAAGCCATTCTTTTTTTGAAAATATCACTCATGGTTATCACCTATTTTATCTATGATAGAATGAGCATCAAAAATTATTTTTCTATATTTTTGATGGTTGAAATTAGGATTATTAAATTCAAGTTTGGCGCATTCTATTGTATTAGCCAAATCAATTATATAAGGTGATGGGATTAATTCAGCTAATGCTGCAATATATAATTGCAAGTTATTAAAATAATTGTTAAGTTTTGGATAAGAGTTTTCTTGATAGATTAAAAGCCAATGAATTTTATTATGTAGTAATTCTATATAATCAGAGAACTGATTGTCATTAAAAGTTCCATATTTATACTTCATTCTGATCACCATCCAGATAAGAATTACTTCTGGAAGAGTGATTCCTAAAATATTTTCTGGCTTCCTTTTTATATTTCTTTTGAATACTCATAATATAATTGGCATGTTCTTTTTGGCTGGTCCATTTTTCATCTTTTGAACCATAAAACATATTAGTATGCTCTAAAGAATTCAAACGAATATCATACCAAGCAACGACCATATATAAAGCAACGACTTCTATTTCACCATTAGTAAGGGTGTCCTCGAATTCAAACAGAACATCATTTTTTTTCGTTAAATCATGTTCTATTTTTAACTGGTCTAATTCAATCATTGCAATAGCACTATTTAGCCATTCTAAGCACAATTCAGTCCAGTCATCAGACGCTAATTTTAATACTTTTATATCTTCAACTTTATTTTCAAATCGTTTAAATACTGTTTCATAAGAGGTCATAGAACACCTCCTAAATCATTTTTTCTAACTCTGTACCACAAATTTCATCTACAGCACGTACTTTCTGAATAGAATCAAATGTACCATTATCCAGTCTAGTTGCTACCTCAATTTTAATTGCTGTTTTAAGCCCCTTAGGAACTTCAGCAAGTGCTTTCTTAAACTGAGCTGGTGAGAGAGCAAGAAACTGATTAATATCAGAAGCATCATAAAGATTATCATAAAGATCTTTTACATCTTTCCATCTAGGATCCTCTAATAATTCATCATTCTCAATCTGGAAACATGGATCATAGATATATGGTGAGCGGCTAGATTTAAGAGAGTACAAATCTCTATATTCTACTTCACGAACATCTCCATATCCATCCCAACGGTATAGAATATCACTTTGTTTACCAGGCATAAATAATGTTCCCTGCACTAAAGAACGACATTCAATAAGTTCGTTCTGTTCAAACTTTTTAGTAGTTTTAACAGGAGCTGTTTCCTTTGTAGTATTTTCAGTAGTAGCAACAGTTTTTGTTGCAGCTCTTCTTGTTGCCATGTTATTACTCCTTTTTAATCAGTTAAAGAGGTGGTAATTCCACCTCTTTAAATAGTTTTTATTTAAGTGTCCAAACTCCGAAACGCTTTCCAATAATTGTGGCCACACCCATTTTAATCTGATATTCATACTCAATAGTTTTATCCATATTTGTATTTCCATCAGATACTTCTTTAATCTGAGCGTCGCCTTCATTGTAGATCTTGATAAATTTGTTATCAGCTACTGGCATAATCAGAAGTTTAGTATTATCTACTAACTTTTTACTTGTGTCATTGTTAGCAAATCTCTGCGGAATTTCAACAAGACGAATACCTTCAAACATACCTAAACGGCCTGTAGTGTGTCTTTCATCTTTCATTGCATTAGATACCCAAGTGATATCTTCCATAGCAGAAAGTTTTGCAAGAGCAGATTTGGTACCCATAACAACTACTTCATCACCTGTAGCCATCTGTACATCTTCGATTAGAGTCATAAACTCATCTTTTGTAGCTGCTGCAAGTGTACCTGTCTTATTAAACTGTGTAGACGGGAGAACCTTCTCACCTGCTGCCATTACAGCCGCATATACCATATCGTTAATTTTCTTGTCAAAAGCTTCATAGATTTTCTGTACGAATCCAGCCCAGTCAATACGACCTGCCATAAACAGCTCATATTCTGCGTAAATTTTAATTCCATACCATGAGGTTCTAACAGAGAATGTCTGTCCTTCTGCCAGACGCTGTCTAATAATATCATGGTGATTACCGGAAAGCTCAGACACTGTCAGAATAACTTCATCCGGTACATAAAATTCATTAGTATCACCGTCAGCCATAGATTTGATTTCTACAAATTCATTGAAGAATGGGTTTTCTCCCCAACCAGAAACAAGCAGATTCTCTACTGTCTCTTCGATAATTTCAAATACATCAATTTTATGTCTACGAATAGCTTTTCTAAGTTCTTTTCTTGAGCAGTTTTCATCTACTCCAAGTACAGAGAACATAATCTCTCTGATTTTATTATTAGCATCTTTTGTAGATACTTTTTCTTCTCCCTTAGCTGTGTCAAACATAAGCTGGGAGTACTCTGCATAATCATTTTCAGCAAAAATATTTCTTACTTCATTACTTGAAAAATTAAGTTTCATTATGTATTCCTCCTTTCATTAACCAATTGTCAGCTTTTTGTCTGCTACAGTTACAGTTGCACCTTTAGTAGGAGTACCACTAAATCCTTCAGATGATACTTCAAACACATCACCTACATAAAGCTCATATGCTCGAACGATGTCACCATTTGCGTTATAGAAATTACTTTCATGTTTAAGAGCGGTAGTATATTCTTCGTATAACATTGGTACCTGGAGCAGTAACAGAGCATCTCCTGGTGTTTTAACTTCTACATACCAATTTCCGTTAGCTGCTTTATCCAGTACTACACCAGCAAAACCAGTAGAATCTTTAGCTTTATAAGTCTCCGGTTTGATATAATCGCCTTTTGCAACAATTGATCCGTTGTCCAGATCTTCTTCAATCTGAATGTTATAAATATGACCTGCAATAGTAGCTTTCAGCTTAGAGCTACCAGCAACAGCGTGTTTTTCAGCAGTGGCCATAAATTTCTGAAAATTAGATGCCATTTTTATTTCCTCCTTTAAATATTTTTAGGCAATAAAAAAGAGCTATTTGATAGCTCAATCCTTAAATAAACTTCCATATGGTTTCTTAGCTTTCTTAGGTTCAGTAAAACCAATAGCACTAGGTTTCTGCTGATAGTTGAAAGTGCCTTTTTCTTTAACATATTTACCTAAAATAGCATCGGCTCTTGTCTGTACTTCTTCTACACTGTAGATAGCCTGATTTTTGATCAGTTCTTTAAAATCTTCTCTATTTTTCAGTTCAGTGTAAATTTCAGCACCAAGAACAGCTTCTTTATCTTTTGATTCGTACTCATTAATTTTATTCTGAAGAGCAGCATAGTTACTTCTGAGTTCTTCTAATTCACTTTTTTCTGAAAGTGTAAGATACTCTTTAAATAATTCTGTTCTTTCATCTGAGAGAGATACTGCATCACCATCTTTTGTATAGCCCTGACGGAAAATTTTACTTTCATCCCAGTTGCTATATACAAAATGGTCATCATATGTAGCATTAATAAAATACCATTCATTATCATTTTCTTCCCAAGTAGACAGAAGAGTATATAATGCACCTCTTACATCTTCATGACTAATTTCAAAAGTAACTTCAGTATTACCATTTTCTTTTTTTGTATATCTTTTTTTATTGCTAAACTCTGAATTGTCATTTGATTCTGGATCAGCTTCCGGATCAGCAACTGGTTCTTTTACCGGTTCGTCTGGATCTTCTGTACCTTCGAATAATTCAGCAAACTTAGCCTCTAACTCTTCATCGGACATAGACTCATAATCAAAGTCAAGGTCTTCAACAGTTTTAGAGTATTTCTCTAATAATTCATTGAGTTTCAACGTTTGGTTTCCTCCTTTCGTTGGTTCTTCAATTTCAAACTTAGCAAGAGTCTCCTGCAAAGACTGAATAACCTTTAGTAATTTTTCTTCTGTATTAGTAAAAAGACTATTATTCTCTTCACTGAAATCAGCAATATCTAATCTGGCACCCTCCATACCTTCTTCAACGGGTTTCTCGGTGATAGGATCAGTGCCTAAACAAGTCACACCATTATATCTGAATTTATCTAAGTGAAGCACTTTGTCCTTAGTGTCAAAAGAGAGTTCTGAGATACTTAATTCACAACTTACTTTACTTCCTTGTTTACGCTGAATAATTTCACATGCTGGAGCACAATAATCGTTATAAATTACCGCATCGGCAATAACATATGTTTTATCATGTTCTTTATCATACTCAAGATGATATCCTTCAGGATTGACAAAAACACCAATAGGTTGCTCAATGTATGTAATGTTTCCTTCATCATCAAATTCCATAGCATGAGAAGTAAAATCAGTAGTTCCATCAGATAAAGTGGTAATAGCGGCCAGAACTGGTCTATAGTGTAAAGACGGTAAAGCTTCTAACTGAGCTTCTTCAGATATATAAGATTTATTTCTATTTTCATATAAATGATTTACTTTGAATTTAGTTCGTAAAAAACCATCATCTTCATCAGAATCTTCTAATTCAAATTTTGCCGGAACCTGAACTGCAATATTATATCCAGACTCTTTGGCACTGAATACAGTTGTCTGATTCCTCTGTTCAAAAAAAGAATAGAGATCATCTAATGTAAGTACTTTTTTCTTCATGTTAGCCTCCTTTCTATTGTGTATTTTTATCCTCATAGAAGAGGAGTACTAACTTGCACAATAAATATCGGTATAAGTTAGCTTGTTTATATCTATATTTACATTTGCAAAAGAAAGAGATGAACAATTTGCAAATGTATAGATACCTTTAGTATAGCCGACCTGAGGAAAGCCAATAGATTTTAAAATATTTGCTGTTTCCTGGTCAGCAGTTCGGATAAAATGTTTGTTCATCTATTATCCCTCCTGTTCGCTGGACTTTTCTGATTCTCTACTTTTTTCACCTTCATCTGTAAGGTTGTCAGATTGAGGTCTTCCACCTTTTGTATCATCTGTTTTACCATCAATAACTTGCTGTGAGGCAGATCCACTCAATGTGAAAGAAGTACTAAAAGGAATCCATGTTTCGTGAAGTTTTAAAACAGTATTTTCAAGATAATCCATAGATAAAGCTTCAAGAGGTGAGATGCCATCAAGAGCAGCAACGGCTAGCTTTACTGGCACACCTCGTTCTCCAGATTTCATAAGTTCTTCTTTTTTAGAAGCTTTTGTATAAGGAGATACCTCAAAATATTTTACTCTAGCATGATCATCACCAATAGCAAAAGTAAGATATCTATTAACTCGTTCTTCTATCTGTGGAAGGACAGTTTTAATAGCCATCATTGTGTCACAAAGAATAGCAGCAGTAAAAGCAGACGTGCCTGAGACTTTGTCATTATCAAGAATCTGTGCACCACCAGAATTTTTAAATAAATTCGAAGTAGCAGTAGCAATTCTATTAACATCTTGAGTCTGGTCACCTTGAAACTCTATAGGTTCAATTTTAAGAGGGGAGATAGCTGCAGATACACAATCTGGAAGAGATTCAACTAGTCTATTATAATATTCAATGGCTGTATCAATATCTACTGAGAAATCATCTGGTTCGTCAGAGTTAGTAAGTGTTTCTAATCTTGCAACCAGAAGTTTATAGATTGATAAGTCATCTTTTACCGACTGAATACTTTGGAGATCAATAAGATCAATAAGTGGTTCGAACAAACCAGAAAGAGGTGGCATGTTAAGTGTTGGATCATCAATATTAACTTTAATTACAAAAGTTCTTTCTGGATCCAACTCTTGCCAACGAAGAGTATTGTCACTTTGAAAGGAATTGTATTTAGAATTAAATTCAGAATCCCAGTATTCTAAGTCGGCAGTATGACTTCTGAAATAACTGAAATCAAAGGCACAATTAAGAGTGCCATCATAATTGACAGAAGATACTTTACAATAATCTCCATCAAGAGGGTAAATGAAGAATCCAGAATCATCTTCATATGTATAACCATAAAATGTGTCTTCACGCCATGCAATCAATAGACATTTTAAAATCTCTGACTGCATATTCATCTTATCAAGTTGTACTAAAGTATTAAAATAACTAGTCTTTATTTTTTCATCGTCATGCGCATCCTCAGTAAAATCTATCTGAGGTATAACATTAAGAGCTGTTAAATCTACCATTTCTGCCTGATAGGAGATAAGTCTTCTGTAATTATGAGAAACTCTATATAAGAATCTGCTCAAATTACGAAGGTTAGATTCATTGGTTTTAGGGTTTTGCATATATTGACGTAATTTATCTTTACTAAATACAGTAAATGTTCTTGTTTCTGTTTTAGTTAAATCAATAAGCTGTACGGCTTGCTTTACTTGAGCGAATTTTTCTTGTAATGCCTGTTGTTTAAGAGCATAATTTTTTATCTCTTGAGTTGTTTTTTCCTCTTTAATAGCCAATGTCTCACCTCCTAACTAAACATTTTTCTTACTACACCTTTACGAATAGGCATAGCAGCAGCTATATTTTCTTTTTTGGGACGTTTCTTATTTTTAATATGTTCTCTACGAAGTTCTGAGAGTCCATAACAAAGCATTGAGAAACAATACGAACGATCATCATGCAATTTGTTTTGCTTCTCTGTAGACAGTTCAAAGCCATCCTTACCAGATTCTCGTTTCTTTCGTACCATATTAACCATTTCCTCCTTTAGCGAGTCGATCTGTACTAGGCCAAGTTCCTCGTCAGGAGATAGTTTATAAATTTTAGTTGAGGCCAAATTTCTTTCTTGAAGTTCTTCTTCAACTAAACGATCTAATTCACCTTTAGACATAGATTTATCTTTATACTTAGCAATTAAATCTTTTTTTGCTTTTGCCATTTCTTTTTCGTCTATATCTAGCATTGTTAAATATCCTTTATTATCATACTCAGCAGTGAAATCTATGAGATCAAGTCTCATCATTTCAATAGCAGCTTCATAGATAATAGATTTATACATAGTAGGCGGTAATAATTTAATTTTATCTACAGCATTAGGAAATTTTTTGACATAATCAGACGACTGTTCTTTATCTATAAGACCTCTATGTAAATATTTCTGTTCACCTTCATGTCCTTCTTCATACCAATCTTCCATAAGATAATCTGCAATATTAACACCGGCACCACCAGAACCAGCATCTATAAAGATATTACTTATGTTTGTATAGTCATCGACTCCATCACCGTTATAGTCAAGGATCAGTTGTTTCAGTTTCTTGACCTGTTCAGGTGTACGCATAGGAGTTTTATTCTTTTTACTAAGATCCATAAAATTAATACCATTAGCAATACGCATTCTCCAATTGTCTGAAGAATCTTTATAATATTCTCCAACAAGGACAAAAGAGTTATCCATAGATCTAGCTGGATCATATGCTAAGGCAAAAAGTCTGTCTTTTGTATCATTAAACATAATTGGGGGACGGATAGTAGAATTTTTTACTATCATAGAACGTTTGAAGATGGCATCTGTGCCGCCATCAGAAGTGAATATATTGTAATACTCACGAAGAGCTTTTTCTTTATTTTCACGCATTGCATTGTCAACCTTTTCTTTGGTTAACAGAGATGCTGGATAAATCTTACCTCTATATGTAGCATTAAACATAATCTCACAGTTGATGTCTGCTACAAAATGGTCTTTGGAACCCCAGATCATAGCTTTACTGTATTCTTTATACTTTTTATAAAAGTAAGAATCAGTAGTGCTGGCACTTGAAGTGTAGAGTAATTGGTTAGGCAATTCTTTAGGAAGAGTAGTTACATTTACACTTCCACCCATTTTAAAGTTCTTATCCTGAGCTGTATATGGTTCAATAACCTGAAATACTTCTTCGTCCAGGAAACCAGATTCATCAAAACAAACTGCTTCCGCACGTTTTCCTCTTTTCGCGTTGACGTTACTGTTAAGTGTTTTAACGAAGCTACCATTATACAATCTATAAGTAAAACCTGCAGGATTTCTTATAAAACCATCATTATTGGTCATATTAATGACAACTTCATTCCTGAATACATCAGTTAATCCAGTGAATGACTCAATTTCATTTTTTGCAATAGATACAATCTTTTCAAAAGTTTCTATGGACTGGTCACTGGTGCCAGCGCATATATAACATCTACAATTATTAAGAAGCATACCTCTTGTCATGTAATATAATGCAAGCAATGTCGATTTTCCATAATTTCTGGTACATAACCATAGAGCATACATCTTATCCCAAGAATTCATAAATGTATAGGTCTGCACATCAAGAAGGTCAACGCCTATGAATCTTTCCATAAATTTGGTTGGATTTCTTAATCCCCATTGTTTAATTTCAGAAAGTTTCTGCATTCCTTCCATTTTTCGTTGAGAAATGATTTCTTCTGTAGGCTTAACAAAAATAGTAGGTGTATCTGGAACCCATATACCAGAATCAGTCTGTTTCATTCCACAATCACCTCATCATTTTCATCAATCAATTTCTTATCTCTGAGGAAATTTTTTAGATCATCGTTCTCTCTACGCAGAATACGTGCTTCTTCAATCGCAGCATCACATTTATTTTCTAATTCCAACACCTTCTGACGTTGAGTAGATATCATTTCAGTATAGTCATTTTCATCTAAAGCCAACTGTTTCATGATTGCGGCAGTACTGGCTTCCGCAACCTGAAGCATACCTTGAGAAGTTCCTATATCAAAAGCATTTACTTCCTGTTCACGAAGCTTCATTTCCTTAAGCTCTTTTACTTTCCCGGTCCAGGTATTAGCACCTTTAGTATTATGATTGCTATGCTTAATACTAATTCCATTATCACGAGCCAAATCAAGAGTAGTTTTCATAATGTCTTTTTTAGTGGCTTCAAGAGCTTTAATAGTAGCAGAATTTTTTATAATAGATTCTGGAGTTTTCTGCAGAGCATTAATTACAGTATTGATTTTTTCAGATTGGTTAAGACTATGTACAATCTCTACACAGGCACCTAACTTCAATTCATCGTCTTGCGTACTTTCATCGAGGAAACCTACTAATTTTCCATACATTAATGGTTTATCTGCATCAGCAGCAGATTCGAATGGATCATAACCAAGAGCTGAAATAACAGTTCTTTTATTGGTTTTATACATTTTTTTTACTTCATCAGAGTTATCTACAGACCCAATAGACGGTAGAAGAGTAGAACTATTGCCACAATCACCATCTTTCCAAGTTAATGTATTATATTGTGGCATAGATATATTTTTTATATAACTAGTCCAGGTATTATTTTTGGGCCGACCAGACATAGTGTTAGCAGCTTCAAGAATAGATTCATCATAAAGCTTTTGAAAGAAAGGTTTGTCTAAATATCTGAGCGCTAACTGGACACTCTGCTCATCAGGGGCTTTCTTATTGCCTTTTAAATCTTCAGAATATGCCAACTTTGCTGCACACATTTTACATATTCTTGTCACACCAGTAGTACATAGAGGATCTGTACTTTTATAAAAGTCGGAAGCATCTTTCAGCTTTCCACACATATTACATGTAAATTTAGTACGCCCTACTTCATAGAGAGCTTCATCAATAGCACGATCAATAACTTTTTGAGCAGGTGCTTTAGGTTTTGCTCTTGGTACAGGCTTTTTTTCAACTTCTTGTGCCACTAGAGCACCTCCTTTTTATCCAATTAAAAAAAGATACCAAAGTATCTTAGTAATAGCAGGTATGGGAGTTGAACCCATCTACAAGCCCTATGAAAGCTCCGAGGAACCGATCCTACGTAACCTGCGGTATTTGTAGACTCAAAAGGCTCATTATCTGTTGCAATCAGAGACAAAACCTTCTAATAAACCTAATCCATGCGTATACACATCTCATAGTAAAACTTATCTACTTGTTTTATGGAATTTTGATTTAATTTGTCAACCTCATGGGAGAAGAGTGATTCGAACACTCAAAGCAATTGCAACGGTTTTACAGACCGCCGTAGATCTCCATCTCTACCGTTCTCCCGGACGTTGCGTTAGGGATTCGAACCCCAGAGGCTTTTACACCCAGACAGTTTTCAAGACTGCACCCTCGACCTACCGGACACGCAACATTAATCTGTCTTTCCAGATTGTTAGGCCGCTCCGCAGCCATTTCCTAATTATAAGTAAAAGGCAGGAGAGTAGTCCTGCCTTTCAACCGGAATCAATCCGGTTATCTTTATATTCATGATATGCTACAATCACATAACCAAGAGTTACATGGTAGGATTTTCACCTACGAATTCCCACAGGAGGTGGGCTGTAATCTACATATCTTGTAACGCAAAGCAGAGTAATCGAAACTCAATCCTGTCGGATCACACGACTTAGCAGGTCGGTTCCACACCTTGTGAATTTACTTTGCAGAATAGGAGGGGGGAGTTCCAGTTCTCCCCAAAGAAACAACTATACGGAAAATGACATTTGAGATTACCCACAACTCTCAAATATACAAACATCCGGTACGGGAATCGAACCCGTGTTACTGCATTGAAAGCGCAGTGTCTTAACCGCTAGACTAACCGGACAAATCGCCAACCTGGAATTCACCAGGTCAGCAATTTAATATTTATTTCACTGCATCTTTTAATGCTTTTCCGGCTTTGAATTTAGGTGCAAGATGAGCTTCTGTCATCATAGTTTCTCCCGTCTGCGGATTACGACACTCTCTAGCAGCTCTTTCAACAACTGAGAAAGAACCGAACCCTGTGAATGCTACTTTTCCTCCGCTTGCCAGTTCATTAGTGATAACCTGAAGAAATGCGTCAACCATTGCTCCAGTATCTTTCTTTGTGATTCCTGTTGTTTCTGCTACTTTTGTAATAACTTCTGCTTTTGTCATAATAATTATTTCTCCTTTTATTCTTTATTATTTACTACGGCATATCTAAATTTATAGCCGTGAGTTTGTTTTAGTTTTCCTTTACACACCTTGCTTATAGAAGATGGATCTAAATTTAATTCTTTAGCTGCTTGACTAATACTTTCATAATTATTGATAATTTCTCCAGAAGAGGAGATTCGATCTATAGATTTTAGGGTAGAATCTTTATAATTCTTTCTTTGATGTAATCTATAAGAAATAATTTCATCAGTGGTCATATCCTTAATGTCATTGAAATACATAAAAATATATCCATGACATGTATTGTTTTTCCCTGATGCAGTTTTAGAAATGTTTGTGGAAGCTATGCCATTAGCTCTGGCACAGTCTTGAACACTTACATAATACTCCAACACTTCATAGTCAGTATCTAACTTTATAATGGGCACAGTTTCATCTATATTGTTAGAAAGCATTCCAAAATTTTTAGGAATACAATTTCTATTATAAGCTTTGTAACCTGCCAAGCCTGATCCACCAAGAGTCATATTATACCCATAATTATATGTATCTAATGTAGCTATCCAATAAATTTCTTTAATATCTAACTCGTCAGGTTGGCATTCTTCAAGTATATAAAAATCAAAGTTCTCAACACCGTATTTATCCATTGCTCTATAAAGAAATGTATCTCTTACTAAAGAACTTGTATGTCTATGCTGAGTCCATCGTGATTTAATATCAATAGATTGACCAACATACTTTTTGTGATTTATTTTATTCTCAATGCAATATATACCACAGGACACTCAACATCAGTCCTCTACAGGGACCTCTGTTTTTTCTGTGACAGCTAAATCAAAAATACAGCCTTCAAATGTATTCTTCAGTGCATTGATAAGATCAACTACCTCGCCATCTACGTAAACAGCTCCCTGTTCATCAATTGTAGCCTTCTTGATTTTCATCTGGGTAGTAGTTGTTGTTTTAATTTCTACTCCATTCATCCTTTTCTTCCTTTCACTCTTTCCCACAATTTTAAAGCTTCTCTGTACTCTTTAATATTATCTTTCCTCCAGCGAGCACTGTAACGTGCAGAGAATTTTAAAGTAGGTTCTATTGTTTTAATTTCTCCGTCAGGCATCTTTTTCTCATGACTTGGTACTAATTTACTAAACATACCAAATCCTGTGAACAGTCGAATTTCTACATCCTTATGTTCATTTGCTGACAGGAGTAAATCATACACAGTTTCTTCTAAAGCTTCATATATTTCAGCTATATTTTCTTCTTGATAGCCTGTTTTTTCTGAAACCTTAGCAATCAATTCCTTTTTGGAATATTTCATAATATTTCATCAATAGGGCAGTCAACGCCAACAATAGTATCAACAATTCCCAATTCTTTAGCTTCTTCTGGGAACATATAATATTCTCGATCAGCAATACCGTCTAAAAAATCTTTGGTAATAGAGGTATTGGCATATACAAGTTCAGCTAATCGTTCATCACATTTATTATAAAAATTCATGATGTCATTTGCTTTTCTGGAAGTCTGCATAATACCGGTTTGTCCATCATGAATACAAATTGTACTATTAGGAAAGATATATGATTTATCACAAACCATTGGAATATAACTTGCCATACTTGCAGCCATTCCAATTATTAAGCAATAAACAGGTGTGATACTATGTTTAATACAATCAATGAGTCCCATTCCGAAGTTTACGACTCCACCTACTGAATTTAAAATAATCCAAATAGGCTTTCTTTTATCTTCAGGAACATCTTTATCTTCCTGATTATATTTCAAAATATATAAACAGATGGACTCTAATAGATTGTTATTGATTTCATCGTTAATGATTAATCTACGATTGTCATAGTTGCTTTTGATGATATCAGCAACTAATTCATCTACTCCACTTTTCATAATTGGAAAATCAAATAATTCTTCCATATGTTTCTCCTTGTAATCCTTATATTTTTAGAAGTGATCCTTTTCGAAAAGATCAGCGAAGAGTTTACTGGTTTCTGATCGCACATCTTCTCCAAGATAGATACATCCAAATTTTTCATTTCCTTTAAACTCATTGCACATTTTAATGAGAGGATTATTAATCGTTTTACTTAACAGGGATTGTTTATAATCACCTGCAAGATAAATTTTACTGTTCTCTCCGAGTCGTGTACCAATAAGTTTAATTTGACTTTCTGATAAATC